AACCGCGCAGTGTTGGCAGTTTGAGAATCGGTACCTGATCTGGCGGATGCTCCAAGCCATGTACAGGAGGCAGACCGAGGATGAGCAGTCTGAAAACCAGACATTTTTCCTGAACGGGGTCGGGTTCAACGGGGTGGATGCCCCAATCCTGTCCGAAATTGCCGAACACAGCAAGCCCTACCGGAACCTGACCGTCAAGCAGGCGGCGTTGGTAGGGAAGAGACTCCAGAAGTACATCGGGCAATTGATGGCCATCGCCGCCAGCGAGGAGAGGCAACCGTATTGGACAGAAGATGAAGGGGAACGAAATGAGTACTGAATTGCCCCTTTCCCCTACCGACTTGGGCTTCCCTCCCAAGTTCCAGGACTGGCGCCCCTCACAAGTCCAGGCCGTCCTCCGTTGCCTCGACCCCCCCACCCGGTTCCTGGGCCACGGGATGCCAACCGGGGTGGGCAAGACGGGTGTGTCGGTGGCCCACGCTCTCATCAGCGGGGAACGGGCGGCCATTCTTACCTCAACCAAGGGCCTCCAGGCGCAAGTGCTAGGGGACTTTGCCGGATGCGGGGCCGTGGACATACGGGGGCGCAACAACTACTCCTGCCACATGTCCCCTTCGATGACTTGTGAGGACGGTCAGGACGCCCGCTGCTCCATGAACCGCACCAAGGCCTGCCCTTACTGGATGGCCTACGAGAAGGCCAAGCAAGCCTCCCTCCTCGTGACCAATTACTCCTATTGGTGTGCCATCCACGCCTACGGGGAGGGGCTGGGCCAGTTCGGGTTGCTGGCCTGCGACGAGGCCCACGACTGCGGGGATGCTATCTGCAACGCGGTGGCCTGCGAGGTCACAAGCCGGGAGGTGTACCAAATTCTCGGTGGGGAGTACCCTACCCCGGAGGAGAGTCAGACGGCTTGGCAGGAGTGGGCCACCCACCACCTGCCCGAAGCCGACGCCCGGGTGCGGGCACTGGGGGACGCAATACGGAACGGGGACGCCTCTTCGGCTAGGCTGAGCCAGTTACGGCAATGGAAGGCCCTCCACCGCAAGTTGCAGTCCCTAGCCGGTATGCTGGGGCCGTGGATTGTGGAGGCAACCCGGCATGGGTTCAGGCTGGACCCGTTGTGGCCCTCCCAGTATGCCGAGAAGGTACTTTTCCTTGGCATCCCCCGTGTCGTGCTCTACAGCGCCACGCTGAGGCCCAAGACGGCTGGCTTACTGGGGATCCCCAATACCCAGATGACGTTCTGGGAGTACCCCTCCAGCTTCCCGCCGGCCAACTCCCCTATCATTCACATTCCCACCGTAGTGATGGACCGCCACGCGGACGCCGGCGTGATGGCGCTGTGGATGAGCCGGATTGACCAGGTGATCGGGGGAAGGGGGGACCGGAAGGGGATTGTGCATACGGTGTCCTATGCCCGGCGGGACTTTGTGCTCGGGCACAGCCGGTATGCGGATCGGATGCTGGCTCACGACTCAGACGACACACAGCAGGTGGTCGAGAGGTTCAAGCGGGAGGCGCCTGCAAGCGGGGCTGTGCTCGTATCGCCCAGTCTGAGCACGGGGTACGATTTCCCTGGTCCAAGCTGTGAGTATCAGGTGATTGCCAAGATCCCCTACCCGGATGACCGCTCGGCCTTGATGCAGGCCCGGAAGAGGGACGACAAGGAGTACATCCTGTACCTGACGGGGCAATCCTTGGTGCAGGTGTGCGGGCGGGCTTGCCGCTCGGAGACGGACAAAGCCGAGAACTTGGTGGTGGATGACACGGTAAGACGGTTCCTCGCGCAGTACGGACACGAGCTGCCGGAGTGGTGGAAGCGGCGGTACAGGAGGAGCCAGGTGGTGCCGGAGCCGCCAGCGTCGTTGGGGGACGGGCAATGAGAGTATCCCTGCCTACTCTGAGTACATTGGCAAGCAAGCTTACAGGTTCCTGGCTGGCCAAACAAGCGTCGAGGCCCCGCCAGCCGGACCTTTCGTACAGGGGTATTGACTATTGGGCAAGACCTGTGATACCCTCTTCAAAGTGGCCTCAACATTTAAAAAGGAGAATGAATTTGTATGGGCGTTTCAATGAATCCAGAGACCTTCGTCAAAGGCGGCCTCGTGCAGGACGTGGACGTGGAGGTGCTGGAGGCTGTGACGACTTTGGACCCGCCGGAGCACTACACGTTCCATGATCGGGTCTTCACCTGCTTAACCCTCAAGAACCTGGACACCGGGGAGGAGTTCAGCCAGCACTGGGCGACGGGGGCCAATGCGGACTTCAAGCCCTCAAACAACGGCAAGGAGCCGTGTGAGGGGGACGGCAACCAACTGTGCGCGGTGGGTAGTGCCACCAGCCTCAGGGACAACAGTAACTGGTCCGTGTTCCTGTCCAACCTTGTCTCCTGCGGCTACCCCAAGGAGAAATTGGAGGATGGGGTGATGACCACCCTCAAGGGCCTCCAGGTCCACTTGGTGCGTGTGCCCGGCCCAGAAAGGACCGGCCTAGCCCCACGGGAACCCAAGAAACCCGGCATGAGGGACCCCGGGATCCTGGTGCCCAACAAGCTCATCAAGCTGCCTTGGGAGAAGGCTGCAACCAAGGGGAGGGCGGCAACCAAGGCGGCAACAGCAGCCCCGTCACCCTCCGCGCAGGCCCCGGCCCCCGTTGCCTCTGCCGATGCCCCGGCCAGCGACGCTACGGAAGCCGCCGCCCTGGAAGTGGCCATGGACAAGCTGGGCAACGGTGTCGGCCCGATCCCAATTGCACAGTTGAAGACCGAGGCCCTCAGGCGCCACATGAAGGCACCGGTGGCAACCCGGAATGGGATTGTGCAACTGGTGGGCGATAAGGCGTGGCTGGAGGCCCAAGGGTTTACCGTGACCGGGGAGCAGGTGCAGCTGGCCTGACCTGGCCCCAAAAGGCTCCTCCGATGAGCACCGCCCCCTATACGCTCCGGGGGCTTGGTGCTGTGGACCGGGGCGGGGCCAAACGGACTGACCACCCGCCCGCCCCACCTTTTTTAGGGGGAGGACCTTAAGGAGAGGACTAGCTAAATGCTTTGCCATCTGCCTGCTGTTTCTCGCCGTCCTGATCGGCCCCCGGCTGTATGGCCCACCGCCCCCACTGCCGTCTGGGTGTACCTCTTCCTGGTGGGCGGGCTGGTCCTGTTTGTGGATGTGTTGATGGATGAGCACGACTGGCGCAAGGGGTGGGTCAAGTGTGACGGGTGCGGCAGCGAGTGGAAGGGGTGTCCGGGGTGTGGGAAGGGGGACGGGGTGCATAGGATCGTCAAGGAGTCCAAATGCTAACCACCAGCCTGGAACCCCTCACCCTCCGCACGCCCCAGGACGCCCCCCGGTCCCCCGGCCCCCATCTGTCGGAGCTGGTCCGCTCCGTGGCCCTTCGCACCGGGTTGCTCAAAGAGGATGAGGACCGGGAGGAGGTGGAGGCGGCAATGGCAGGGGACTCCACCAATGACGGTTTCTCGTGGCGGGCCGTGTACCGGATGCTGGTCGGGTGCGCGTGGGAGGACTTCCTGGCCAAGCGCAATCCCCAGTGGGTGTACCATCCGGGGGAGGTGGAGACGGATGGGGTGATCGGGACCATAGACCTGTTTGACCCGGTGGAGAATGCGGTCCACGAGGTCAAGGCGACGTGGGTACGGATTCCCGGTGGGATATGGGCACCTGAGGCAATTGAGGGGGCACTGGGTTACAAGGTGGAGCCATCCCCCAAAGACATCTCGGACAGGTGGCTGTGGTGGGCGCAACTCAAAGGGTACCTCACTCTCATGCAGTCCACGGTCGGCTACCTGCACGTGCTGTACCTGAACGGGGATTACCGGGGTAGTGGCCCTCTGCCGATGGTGTACCAGAGAGAGTTTGAGGAGAGGGAGTTGGAGTGCAACTGGGAATTATTGATGAAGGAGAGGAGATACTTGTATGGAGAGTAAGTTTGTGCAGATTACAGCCTGTGAGAACAAGGGAGACCCTTTTGTGGTGGAGTCCCTAGCCTCCGAGATACAGACCGAGAAGGCAGCCCAATGACCCGCTTCCTCCTTCTGGTGCTCCCTAAACTCCCTCGCGTCCCCGGCTGGCTCATCGACAAGGGCCTCGCCTACGTCGCCCAGGGGCGTGTCCACTTCCACGAGGACCGCGACAATTGCGCCTCCGAGCGGGACTATTGCCTTGCCAATGGCCGCCCCGCCCTCATGCTGGAGGCCCACGACCCGCTGCCGGGCCAACGCGCCTATCAGGAGAACGTCTATCAGGACTACCTTGCGGCACGGGCCGAACTGAACAAGCTGACGGTGTGGCTGCGGGGTTGCCCCTGGCCGGCACCTTCGACTGCCGCCTCCCCGGTGGACACAGTTATCTACCACTTGAACCGGCTGGTAGCTGAAGAAAGGGCGAAGGGGGCAACCAAATGACCCAACCCATTGTGCTCGACCCCAGCCTTACGAAAGCGGGCTTCTTCCATGTGCGTGTAAAGGCCCAGAAGCGTCTCGTCCTCTGCACCTGCGCACGGGAAAAAGCCGGCAAGACACATTTCGCCTTCACCGCCCCCGGACCCATCGCTGCTGTGGCCACCGACACCGGCACGGAGGAAGTGGCCGGCAAGTTCCTGTCCTCCAAGCAGATCATCCTGAGTATGGTTGACGTGTCGGACATCGACAACCAGGACGAAGCGCAAAGGGAGTGGGAGAAATTGAGTGGGGCCATCATCGCGGGGATGGACAACCCCAAGATACGCACTCTGGTTGTAGATACAGGGACGGAGGTATATGAAACCCTCCGGCTGGCCAAGTTCGGGAAAATCTCCCAGGTCAAGCCTCACCATTACGTTGAGGTCAACAAGATCATGCGCAACCTCATCAAGCGGGCTTATCAGCGGGAAGACCTCAACTGTATCTGGATTCACAAGCAGAAGAAGGAGTACAAGCAGAACAAGAAGGGGGACGACTCCTGGACGGGGCGGTACGAGTTTGCCGGGTTTGGGGACGCCCCGTACCTGGTGGACATGAAGCTGGAGCACTACTTTGTGGACCCCACCGGGGAGGAGCCTGGAAGGTTTGGGGCGCGGGTGGTGGGGGTGAGCAGGCAGACACCGGACGTAACAGGCTTGGAACTGGAGGGGGATGGGATTCCACCTGACCGGCTTGGATGCAACTTTCCCAGCTTGGCCTCGATGGTCTACCCGGAACTGCCGGTGGAGTACTGGCTATGAGTGTCAAACAAGGGTCGGCGGCAAAAGCATTGAATGAGAGGGTGGGAATTGAGGACAAGATAAATTGGGTCCTCGGGCGTGAGGCCAGGGTGGATTGGCTCGTCAACCGACTGCTACAGACTCAGCACCACCTGTATATGGCCGCCGCCTCCGTCCGGGAGGTGTTGCAGAGCATAGAAGGGGTGTGGGAGCACGGGGTGGGCCGGGGTGCGATCACGAGACGGAAAGCACAGGAGAAGAAAGGGGGGCGACGTGGCAAACAGTAACCCCGTAGCCCGTCTTATTGGTCGCATCACCAGCAAGGTTAGCCTAGAGCCGTGCGAGGCGGGGCGGAGTTGCCTCACCATCATTGCAGATTCCCAGGGAAGGATATGCCCATACTCGCTGGTTGGCCTGTGCCGGGTCCACAAAGTGCGGGCCATCCTGATGGAGGAATTGGAGAGACTAGGGGGAGGGGGCTGGGATGCCGCGTAAGGGCACCGGCTCCGGTCTCCGCCTCCACGCCAAGGGGTACTTGCAAGTTACCCGCCGAGGGGCATACTACGGGTGGCTGGAGCACCGTCGCATCATGTACCGGATGTGCCTGGAGTCCGTTGAAAGGTCGGGGCGGCTGTGGCCTTACCCTCTCAAGGGCAACCTGCCCACGATCCAGGATGGCACCTCGGAAGGCACCCCCTTTACCGTGGAGCACGTGGACCACCGGCGCACCCACAATTGCCCCGCTAACCTGCTGCTGCTCGACAAGCGGATACACGATGCCATCTCCAGTGCGCACGCGACCAATCTGCGGCGGGTCCGGGGGAAGGTGGAGGGCTGGGGGTGGGTGGCGGACTTGGAGCTGCCGGATTGGGTCAACCAACTGGAGGAGGCACCAAAGTGATTACCGAGTATGAGTTGATCGAAGTGGAGAAGCGTATCCGGTTGAGTTATGACGTTCTTGCCTTATCCAAGCACATCGAGCCGGAAGATGCGGGTTTGGACGACTACTACGAGGTCCCAGGGGTGGGGGTGGAGGTATTCCAACATTTGGTTGCCGATCTGGAGCGACCGGTAGAAGAGTGTCGCCGTGCCCTTGCAGCTTCCCGTGTGGATCGGGCATTCCCGCCGGCCTTCTGAGCAAACTAATGGGCTACGGAATCTTCAACGAGGCCCGTCAACAGGGGGATGATATACCTCAAGACCAACCCCCGGATCGACCCCCAATTATTGCCTCCAACCTCCCTCCGCTCTACCCTCTCCACCCCGGTATCATTGGCCCCTTCCGTGACTCCTGGGCCTTCCTCTCCAACTTCTACCCCCTCCGTAACTTCGAGTGGTGCGGGCGCCAGTGGCGGACCCTGGAGCATGCCTTCCAAGCCTCCAAGTGCGTGAGGGGGGAGGAGGCCACCAGGATCTGGGCCTGCGAGAAACCTGGAGAGGCTAAGAAGCTGGGGCGCACGGTGGAGTTGGCTAAGGGGTGGGAAGAGAACAAAGTCCAGTTGATGCACGCCTTGCTCGGGGTGAAGTTTGAGGACCCGTACTTGGCAAGGAGGTTGGAGGAGACAGGGGAGAGGGAGTTGGTGGAGGTGAACGAGAGGGGGGACACGTTCTGGGGGGTATCGGATGGGAGAGGGTACAACTACTTGGGATTGCTGCTCATGCTGGTCAGGGAGTACCACGCCGACGACGTGCCATGGTAGATATCATCCCCATGTTGGTGCAGGAGGCCCTACCTGCCTTTGAGGACTGTACCTTCGACGCCTGTTTCTGCGATCCGCCGTATGGGTTGGGGTTCATGGGCAAGGAATGGGATCACGGGGTGCCGGGTGTAGGCGTGTGGCGGGAGGTGTGGCGGGTGCTCAAGCCTGGGGCGTTCCTGATGGCCTTTGGGGGCACGCGGACGTGGCACCGGCTGGCCGTGGCGATTGAGGATGCCGGGTTTGAGTTGCGGGATACGATGATGTGGCTCTACGGGACGGGGTTCCCGAAGTCGCTGGATGTGAGTAAGGCGATTGACAAGGCCGTGCGCGGGTTCCCTCAGGGTGGGCCGGACCCTACGTCGTCCGGACATGGAAAATACAAGGGTGGATGCTCGGAAGAGAACCCGTCCGGTCGCGGATTTGGTGCGGGGCCGGGGCAGTTCATGCGAGAGCAGACGGAAAATGTTCGCCGCGATCTCGTTCCCGAAGCACAGGCTTGGTTTGGTCACGGCACCGCCTTCAAGCCCGCCTGGGAGCCCATCCTGGTCGCCATGAAGCCGTGCGAGGGGACGTTTGCAGAGAACGCGCTGAAGTGGGGGGCGGCGGGACTGGCGATTGACGCGGGGAGGATTGTTCCGACTGGTGAATCGCTGCAAGGTGGTGGTTCCACTTGCGGGAAAAAGGCAGAGAATCATCATGAAGGTTGGCAACGGCCTTGGATGCGGGATAGTGCGGCACGCGAGGCTATGCGGCAACGTAGCGCGGAGGCCCAAGAGAAGTCAGAAGTGTTAGGCCGCTGGCCCGCCAACCTGCTGCTCGATGAGGAGGCGGCGGCGATGCTGGATGCGCAAACAGATAGGGTGATTCATTCTGCCGGTTCCAAGCGTTCGGGTGGGAGAAGTGTTCAGGATAGCGATGGCGGTTTATTCGGTGTCGGGCAGCATGATGGTAACGGGATGCGCTTTGGCGACTCCGGCGGCGCCTCCCGCTTCTTCTACTGTGCCAAGGCCAGCCGCAAGGAGCGCGGAGAGGGCAACGACCACCCCACGGTCAAACCCTTGGACCTCTGCCGTTACCTTGCCTCCCTCCTCCTCCCACCTCCCCGCCCCTCTTCCCCTCGCCGCATCCTAGTCCCTTTCTCCGGCTCCGGCTCCGAGGCCATCGGGTGCCAGTTGGCCGGGTGGGAGGAGGTAACGGCCATCGAGTCCAACCCCGACTACACCCGGATTCACGAGGCCCGCTGTGCTGCTGTCTTGGCAGGGGCGGAGGCAAAGGAGTGATTCTGGTGGATCGTCGCGCCGGATCGGTAGAGATCGCTCCCCTCATCCAGTCGCGGGGGGTCCCGGTGCAGATCACCGAGCTGCCCACCGATTTTGCCTTTGAGGGTTGGGGGCCAAAAGGCCGATGCAAAGTAGGGTGTGAGAGAAAGGTCCTGCGTGACCTCATGCACTCCGCCCGCAGTGGAAGGTATGCCGGCGAACAGTTGCGCAAGCTGGTAGGGGAGCACGACTTCGCTTTCCTCATTGTGGAGGGCTTGGTGCGCCCCAACCCCCAAACAGCGGTGATGGAGCAGGGCTGGTTCAAGCCTCGGGACGGGGACGAGAACCGGGGGTGGTTGGGATGGTATGACGTAAGGGTGGGGCAGAGCGGGTTCCCCTATTCCGAGATGGACAACTTCTTGACCACGCAGGCCCTCCACACCCCAGTCAAGGTGAAGTGGTCCCCCGACGCCCCCTCCACGGCCACCCAACTGGTGAACCTGTACCGGTGGTTCAACGATAAGGAATGGGAGGAGCACAAGTCCTGCTTTGCCATCTACACCCCGCCGCCCCCCACGGTCATGCTGGTGAAGCCCTCGGTGGTCAGGAGGGTGGCCGTCCAGCTTGAGCACGTGGGCTGGGAGCGCAGTGGGCCACTGGCCCAACGGTTCAGGACGGTGTTGGACCTGTGTATCGCCACGGAGAGGGAGTTGCAGGAGGTGGTAGGGATTGGGCCTTCCATAGCCCAGTCCATTGTCAGGCAGTTGACGGAACCAGAAAGGAGTTGAGATGTGGGAGTTACAAAAACGTGTAATAAAGTTGCTTGAAGCCTCGGTATTGGTTGATGAGGTAGCCCTGGAATCATGGGGGACTAAAGAGGGCAGAGCGCTGTCAGATCGGGCGGCAAAGGCATCAAAGGAGCTGTCAATTGTTGCCCAGGACTTGCTTGCTTACGGACTTAACACCTGGCCTCTGCGTAGGCCGGATGATGAGCCATGACTAAGTACTGGATCAGCGCCCCTTACGTGACCGGGGAGGTGCAGGTGGCCGGCCCTGGACCCTCGGCCATCATCACCCAAGCCCCCGCCCACTGGAGGGTATGGGTCGGGGTCGGGCTATGGGAATTAGTGAGTTGGCTCCGGCGGTTCTACGGGGAGGGTGGGGTGGTGGTCAGGAAGGTGGAGGAGGGCGAGGTGCGGCACGGGAGGATAGAGTGAGACTGGACGACAAAGGCCGTTGCTGCGGACGCAAGCCGCTTGTCTACAAGACCAGTTGGCGGACTGGCGAAGGACCACACAAGTTCTGCACCCGTTGTGATCGGGCCTATGACTTGGAGACCGGGGAACAACTCAAAAATTGGGCATGGTACCAGGATGGGAGTGGCGTATGGCAACCCACTTACGGGGGACTACGGGATGGTAGGGGGATTGAGTGATCTTTGCCTATGCTGATCCCCCTTACGTCGGACAAGCCAAACGCCATTACAACTCTGAGGAAGTAGACCACGTGGCCCTCATCCAGATGCTTGTGTCAGACTTTCCTGATGGATGGGCACTTTCCGCGATGCTGAACGTGCAACCCGGTGATGAGGTTGTGGACCTGTATCCTGGGACTGGAGTGATGGGGCGGGTGGCCCATGAAGTGACTGGCCGGTGAACGATGCCCCTTTCCCATTGCCCCGTCTGCCTTGGCCGCGACATCCCCCCGGACGGCCCCACTCCCTGCCCCACTATGTTCATCGGGGAAGGCCCTGCGCGGGACGAAGAGCGGGAAGGGCGCAACTTCGCGGGCCGGGCAGGTAAGGAGTACGACCGCCACTACCTCCCCCTGGCCGGCCTTCTCCGCTCCGAGGTGTACACCACCAACGCCTGCCGCTCCCCCCGCTCTGGCTTCTTCAACCCCAGCCCCCAGGAGGCCCTCCAGTGCTCCCAGTTCCACCTCCCCAAGGAGCTGCGGTACTGCCGCCCGGAGGTGGTTGTGCCGATGGGTGCCGTGGCCTGCTCCCTGTTTGACACCCCTATCGACCTCGACACGGAGCACGGGTTGCCCCAAACCAACTCCCTGCTCGGGGGGGAGTGGGAGGGTACAGTCTTCCCGGTGTATCACCCGGCGGCGGGGTTACACGAAGGGCAATGGATACTGAGGCTGAGGCAGGATTTCCAGGACCTCGGGCGCTACTTGAGGGGGGAACTGGTGGCCCCAACGGACCAATACCCTAACCGGACGTGCCGACTACTCCACACAGCCCAGGATGTGCTCGACGCCGGGTTGATCCTAGAGGACCCCCCCGAGATTGCGGTGGATACGGAAGGCACTAAAGAGGACCCTTTCTGTTTGTCCTTTGCTTGGCAGCCGGACAGTGGGTATGTGGTAAGGCCGAGTACACCCGCTCTGGATTTGTTTGTTCAATGGTATACAGGGTGGCTATACTACGATAGCGGCGGGTACGAGAGGGCACAGGAGCCGCTGGTCATCCTCCACCCTTACCTTCACGACAACCCGGTCCTCACCGCCATGGGCTGCCCCCCCATCACTAAGTTCTTTGACACTATGCAAGCCGCCTACGTCCTGGGCTACCTTCCGCAAGGTCTGAAGGCCCTCTCCTACCGCCTGCTGGGGATGAGGATGCGGTCTTACGAAGAGGTCACGTACCCACACTCCCGCCAAGTGGCCTACGGGTGGCTGGAGCGGGCAAGCGAGGAGTGTAGGGGCCAGTACACCTACCAGCACACCCTGCGTGGGGGACCACGGAAGGGCCAACAGGAGGAGAGGGTGTGGGTCGATGCACCTAAGGGGCAGGTGAAGACCTGGAGGAAAGTGCAGGGGGTGCTGAGGGATCGGGACAAGAGGGCGGCAAGGGAAGGGGGCGAGGTGGACCCCTGGAAGCGGTGGGACGGGTGGCACGCCCAGGACCAGGCCCTCCTGTTTGAGTTGATGAGGGAGGAGTTGCCCCAGCCCTCTCTGGCCCACGTGCCGGAGCAGGAGGCCGTGGACTACGCGGGGCAGGATGCCATAGGGACCTTGAGGCTAAAGAGGGTGTTGGAGGGGAAGGTGAGAGGGTTTAGAAGGGAGTACTTATGAGGTGGCTGATTCTGTCAGGGAGCGGGTTGGAGGCACGCCGCCAAGAATCTGAAAGTGGGGGGTATTGACTATCAGGCAAGGGTAGGGTAGTATAGGGGGAGCCATGAAGGAGCTTACGATGGTTAAGACGATATCAATTGCACTACTGAAGGTGGACTTCTTCATCCGGGTGGCAACAGACCCGGAAAGAGTTCTGCAATTAGCCGAACTGTATGAATCTGGGGTGAAACTGCCGCCACTGGAAGTTACGGCAAAGCCGGATGGTGACTATTCTGTAATCGACGGCAGGCACCGCCTGGAAGCCCTGTCCTTACTCAATCGAACTGAGGTTGACTGTGAGGTAAGGGTATACAAGGATCGCGCCCATCAGTTTGGGGCGGCTCTCAAAGCCAATATGGGGGGTCCCCAACCGATCACCCGCTCCGATATCAGGCGCACTATCGCGTTGATGCTCTCCCAAGGCATCAAGCAGGCTCAGATTGTGGAGCTTGTGCCGTTGCCCAAGTCCATCATACTGAGGTTTTTGACGGATGTACGGAGCAACGAGGGTGCCAAGCGAGTGAGGGAAGCCAAGCAAGCCGTGCTCAATGGCGAAATGAAGGTCCCTGAGGCCGTCAAGCATTTCAACGTAGAGGAAGACCGACTGCGGAAGGAATTGGGCGAGAAAAAGGGGCGCTTGGTGCGCAGTCGCCTTGTAGCTGATGCAAAAGCCAGTCTAAGAAGCAGGTTCAAGTCACTCTCCATGGTGAATGTGAACGCAATGCGGAGGGTGTTGGAGGCACATGAGGAGGGCGACATTCCGACCGCCCAAGTGCTGGATATGTTCCAGGCTTTTGAGACTGCTGGCAAGCACGCGTTGGCCACGATCCAGGGTTATCAAAGCCGATTCCTTGAAAGTGTTAAAGGCTGAAGAACAGGCAGGGATAAAGGGGAGCCGTGCGTATTGAGGTCACACCACCTGGCCAGAAGCAGGTCACTCAGGTCCGGGTCTTCCAACTCCCCCACGGCTACTGGGTAGAGGTGCACACCAAGCAGAAGCGGCCACGATACAGGACTGGTAGCTCCCGCCACGGGTACCAACTCCTGTCGGCCACTATCAGCGTCTTCCGTAGCAGATTACTGGGAGTGGAAGCAAATGTAGAACTTATCCCAGACTCTTTGGAAGAGACCAACCGGTTGTACAACGTTGCCGAGGCTGAGGTGAGATACGGGATTTTTCTGGTTTACTACAGCACCCCAGAGGTTGCCGACCCAATTGCCGAGTGGCCCATCGCAGGGCCAGTGGTGGATTGCTGAATGCGCCTCTCCAACGGTTGCCGCTTCCCCCTATCCGCCCCCTCCCCCGCCAATGTCCTCCGCCTGGACCACGCCTGCCTGCCCCTCATCGAGTCCATGAACCACAACGGCATCTTGGTGGACCAGGCCCACTTCGCCCAGTTGGGGGTCCACATCCGGCAACTCAAGGGGGAGTGCCAAGGGAGAATACGGGCACAGGTGGGACGGGACCTCAACCCGGTGTCGGGGGACCAGGTGGCCGCCCTCCTGTTTGATGAGTTGGGCCTCGGGCATGGCCTCATGCGCCTTACCCCAACCGGGAGCCGGGAGTCCACAGACCAGGACATCCTGGAGGGGCTGAGGGGGCAACACTCTGTGGTGGGGGACATCCTGGAGTACCGGGAGTTGAACACACTGGAGAACGTGTTTGTGGTCAAGCTGCCCATGATGGTGGGGCGGGATGGGAGGCTGAGGACCCGGTTGAAGTCCACCACGGCCCGCAACGGCAGGCTGGCTAGTGAGGACCCCAACCTGCAAAACATACCCATCCGTACAGAATTGGGTCGGGAGATCCGGGCTGGGTTCATTGCATCCCCCGGACACAAGATTGTGGGCAGGGATCTATCCCAAATCGAAATGCGCGAGGTCGCCCACCTCTCCCAAGATCCCAAACTAGTGCAGGTGTTCTTCGACGGGCGGGACATCCACCAAGCCACTGCTGCGGGGTTGGGGAGCAAGCCCGAGGACCAGGTGACCCCCGACGAAAGGTACGCGGCCAAGCATCTTGGGTTCGCTGTCCTGTATCTCATCACCGCCAAGGGCCTCCAGTTGCGCCTGCTGGCTGAAGGGATCGTGAAGACGGAGGAGGAGTGCCAGGCTTACATCAATGGCTGGTTCGCCCTTTACTCGGGAGTGCAGGACCTCATTGAGCAGTACTTCTCCCGTGCCCGCCGGTACATGCTGAACTGGGACGAGTTCGGGCGCCACCGGTTTGTGCCCGAGGCGAAGAGTGTACACCGGGGCGTGGCCAACCGTGGGCTGAGGGAAGCGGCCAACCACCCCATCAGCGCAGGGGCGGCGGGGCTTATCAAGGTGGTCATGTACGAGTTGAGGGGGCTGGTGGAGTACTTTGGGCGGTACCCTTCCGAAACCTGCCTGCCCCTGCTCCAGATCCACGACGAGGTGCTGTTTGAGTGCAGTGACCCGATTGTGGATGACTTCCTGGGGATGGCGGGGGCGATCATGGAGACGGCGGTGCCCCTCAGTGTGCCGGTCGAGTCGAGTGGGGGGGCGGCGCAGAGTTGGGGGGCGCTGGAGAAATGACGCGGGTGGTCCATTGCAAAAGGGAAGCCTACGACGTGTACATCGGCAGGCCGGGGCCTTGGGGCAATCCGTTCAGAATTGGGGTGGACGGTAGCCGCGAGCGAATCATTGAGTTGTTTGAGCAGTGGGTCACAACCAGCAATGACCCCAACGCTGTTTGGATTAGGGAGCATGTGGCATATCTGGGGGGCAAGGTGCTCGGATGCTGGTGCAGTCCCCAGCCGTGCCATGGAGATGTGCTGGCAAGGATGGCTTGGCGTCTGGACACAGGAAAACTAGCTCGGCCAATCAAGAGGAGGAAAGATGAGCAAAGCATTGGGTAGGATGGGGAGGGTGACGGACCATGTGTTTCATCTTGCCGATAGAACCAAACTTGGCAACAGCGGCGGGACTTACTGGTTGACTCTGGAGTGCGGCCACGTGGTGGTCCGCAAGGCATCCAAGTTGCCATGGCGCACTGGATTAGAGGGGCGGCTGGTAAAGTGCCGCCAGTGTGCCGGTCAAGAGGGGGAAAGATGAGTAGGAAGGAAGTTGTAGAGGACGGTGGCCGGAAACCAGACCGCCACCTGTACGCCTTCATTGCTGATGACATGGCCCACATGACAGTCCCAGAACGGATGTCCCAGTTGGTGATCCTGGACGACCTTCTGAAGCAGGCCGAGGCTGAGAAGAAGTACCTGGTGGGCCTGCTGCTGGGGGACTTCCGGGACGCGGGGTGGAAGACGGTCGAGTGGGAGGGCAAAAAGCTCATCCGTTACTCGGGGTCGAGGGCCTCCATCAGCAAGGAGAGGTTGCTGGAGCAGGGAGTTGGGGCGGACCAGATTGTTGCCGCTACCACGGTCACGGAGTACGAGACGATCAGCGTGAGGGGCAAATGACCGTCCGGTGCCGGGAGTAGTACGTACTAGTACGTACCAGTGGCCGATACCCTCAAAAGACCACCCCGATCACCGCAAATGGGGGTATGGACTATCAGGTGGGGGTAGGGCATGATGAGGGTGTAGTGAGCGCACCCCGGCGGCGCCGAAGCCGGGGAGAGGAGAAAATGGAACGTACCAGATTCAAGGGGAAAGGCCGACCCAACCCCCCGGCCCCCACGCACACGTCTCCCCAAGCAGGGGGAGGGAGTGGTAAAGGGCGAGGGACCGGCGGGGAGGGTCGGGGCCGAGGAAAGGTGCAGTCGCGTCGCCACCGGGCACGCCTCCGCGAGATTGCGGACTGGCTTATCGTGGGCACCTTCCCCACTCTTGCTGCCGCAAACCTGTGGGCCATTCACCACTCGTGGATCGGTGAGGGTGAGTGGGACACGATCCTGGACAACGGGCAGTACTGCGTGGTTGTGCCGGGAAAGGAGGCGTGATGGACACCCTAATCAGCCAATTGGACCGTCTGTCCACGCTGGACCCTTACGCCCTGTTCTCGGCCATCCTCATCCTGTGCGTGGTGGCCGGGTGTCTGGCCCTCGTGCTCCAGGCGATCCGGGGCGTGGGGCTGGCTATGCTCGTGGCCATTGCGGTGGTGGCGCTGGCGGTCATCGTGGTGGTTGGCGGGTGGAGGGGCTGACCCATGGTGCAGACTAAGCCCAAGATCAAGACCCCGAAGCCCATACCCCCCAACCCTTTACCGTGTGGTTGCGGGATGATGGGTACACGTGACATCAACCGCGATTGTCAGGTGGTGTACAGGGAGCGATTCATCCACTTCTGCTCTCTACACCGGATGGCACCGCGTCTCCTGGAGATCGTGCGGCAGTTTGAGAAAGACGGGCATGCGGGTGGGTGTACGTGCTCATGCTTGCTGTGTGTGGAGGCCCGGACAGCCTTGCGGATTGCCGAGGATGGGGAGGAGAGGCCATGCTCCAACTCCTAACCTCCCACTTCCACCTCCGCTTGCCCCCACTCTTGTTGCGCCCCTACTACTGCGAAGCCTTCGCCTGCCTCAACGCGGCCAAGGTCCACGTGGCCCACTCAGTCGGGGGCGCCTGGCTGTGCCACCCGTGCGCCGTCCGGTTTGAGAGATTGGTGAGGCAATTGGTTCTGGGGGACCGGGAGGGGCATCAGGGGGGACCAATATGATTGCCTACCCCCGCGACCCTGCCCCCTTCCTCCGTCTGGTCCGGGCCACTTTCGACCCGGTGCTGGAGGACCAAAATGCAGGCCACGGTACCCTGTGCGTCTGTGGGCACAGCTTGGGGATGCACGATGTGTGGGGCGGAGCGTGCATGGAGGTGGGATGCCCATGCGGAGCGTTCATGGCAAGGGAGGAGGAGGAGGAGGGCCTGTGAATGGCGATACCATATTGACCCTCCAGCGCACCGAGGACTCCTACTGCCTGAATTGCCGCGCCCCGGCCCGCGTGGGGGTGCTCACGGTGGCCGGTTGGCGCCACAGCGTAGGGATATGCGCGGCCTGCCTGCGGAGGGTCACGGAGGCCGTGGAGGGTGTGGTACCGCCAGAGGGAGGGAAGGAGAGACGGAATGCCGACACAGACTAAGCAAGCTAAAGAAGGGGGACGGTTGTTGGCGCGGATCGTGCTGTTTCGCCCTGCTTATGACAAGCGGGACAATGACCCCCAGAAGAATTATGGGATTCACGGGGTAGAGTTGGTATTTGTGCTCAAGGGGCCTGCCGGAGCCATCCAGTTTGTTGTGCTTACTGACTGGCAGCTACCTCACGTCACCAAGGAGTTAGAGGCACGAGGATATGTGAGTACCCCTATGCCCGCCGATGTTGGCTACCACAGTCCAATTCCTCGGTACAAGGGGCAATCGTTGATTGAGGACAGTTGTGAGTGGCTGGACGGCAAGCCCTGCTACTACGTTGGGTCTGGGTTGCAGGCGTATGAAGTGTTTGAGATCCTGCGCAGGGAAGGCAGCGACGGGGTATGGCGGGAACTGGAGCGGCGGTACCGTGAACTGTTCAGCGGGGGGAAGGGGGCGGGTAAGCTCAAGATCCCAGCCACTGGGCCGGTACGGGGTAAGGGAGGACGGCGCTGATGTTGACCAAAGAACAGGTTGCCCAAGGCATCCTCCATTTCTGCCGCCCACGGTCGGACGAGCAGCGGGAAGCCGAGATGACACAGGTTGAGGAGGCCCTGACCCAGTGCCCGGAGTGGAAGGCTTTCCTTGACCAACTGCTGATAGCGCTGGTGAAGCGGAAGCCGGCTGTGCAGACCGGGACACTGATCGTGACGTTCTTTGCGTTGGGGGTGGAAGTTGGGGGTATCCTGCGCGCCGACCCATTTACAGGTAGCCCAATGCACCGGGAGGAGCAACAACAAAAGGGTGAAGGCAATGAGTGATCGTGTGAGAGTACTTCGCATTATCCAGTACGAGGGGGAGCGGGAGTGGGTTGAGGCTACGGTTGCCCGGTCAATCCATGGCCGGGTAGACCTGCCCAGAGGGACCATCACGGCAGTGACACTCCACGAGTTTCCACAGGTGGTAGATGAGGCCACGGTGGATGAGGTCCTAGAGCCGGAGCCTGGATTTACGGCGGATGAACGGGGGTGGATGGAGAGACGCTTACGGAGTCTGCGGGTAGACGAGTTGGGACTAAGGATGCCGGGGCAGATTGGGGGCAAGAGGTGACTTCCCTTTTCCATTTGCAGGGTGGAAACCAAGTCCCCTTTCCCCTTCCCCACCCCCTCTCCCCCACCCCCTTACCCCCTCCCCATTTCCCCCTTTGGCCCTTATGGGAAATGGTCAAAGTACAAACTGAGGAGGACTTGAATGGGCTGCACCGGTTGTGACCGTAAGCACAAACTCGACAAGCGCCTGCCCCACGGCTGGCACCGTCGCCCTCAAACCGATCCCGTCGCAGTATACTGCCCGGACTGTTGGGCCTCCCGCTACCTCCTCCGTGCCACCACCATGCCGGTCGCGGAACCACTGAGCGGCGCTTGGGAGGAGTTGCGTACCGCCCTCAAGCAGATGTGGGTCCAGACCACTCAATGCTCCAACTGGATGATGACCCAACTCTATACCGGAGACGTGCGGCGTGACGGGCAAGAGAAAATGCCCTCCATGCCCCACCAGTACCTCTACCCTGAGGCCCGCCGCCAGTTCCCCAACCTGACCCCGCAATCGGTAGCGTCTCTGGAACAAGCAATCCAGCGCAAGTACCGCAAGCGGCGCTATGAGGTTGTGTGGACGGCTGGGGCCTCCCTACCCACTTGCCGCTACCCACAGCCTTTCCCGATCCACAACCAATCCTGGTCCATCGGCTTCGATAGTGGCAACCGCCCCGTGTTCTCCGGGCGCATTGGGGGCAAGCGCTGGGAGTTACGCCTACGTGGAGGGCTTCGTTACCGGCGACAGGTGGCAGCCATCCGTCAGATGGTAGACGGATCGGCAATCCGGGGGGAAGCGGCAATCCTGCGCCACAACGACGGGCAGATCCTGTGCAAGATGGTTGCCTGGTTGCCCCGACAGGACCGCACGGGGGAGCAGTCTGGGGAGCTACACGTGCGGACCTGTGCCGACAAGTTGCTGGTTGCGGTGGACCCGGAGCGGGACCGGCCTTGGATCTACAACGGTGACCACCTGCGCCGCTGGATTCAAGAGTACGACCGGAAGAGGCAAAGGCTGGCCGAGGACCAGAAGGCTGAGCAGCGTCCCGTACCCACATTTGCAGGCCGGCGCGCTAATCTGGTGGAAAAGTACCGGAGGCGCCTCAACACGGCCATTCAGCAGATCGCGGCATCCCTCGCCAATTTCGCCCACCGCTACAAGATAGTGGTGTATGACGATTCGGTCACTGGATTCTTGCCACCGCGACCAGACGGGGCAGCCAGCTTCCCGTGGTTCCAGTTGCGGGAGGCGATCAGGACCAAGTTGGATGAGTACGGGGTGCGGCTGGAACACGCGAGCGGCCAGACGCAGAAGGAACCCCAAGAACCACTCGCAAAGGAGTAATTGTAATGGATTCAATGTTTTGGCCACCGCCAGGCCAAGCGCGATCACCGGCGGGGACGCTTGCCGCCCCAACCGCTCGCGGAAAGCGGCTTAAGCGACGGGGATATTTGGGGTTAGCCCAACCGCCCCCGTAGTGGACACAGGAAAGAGTGTCTGCTGCGGGTGCCTCGTCAGCCTTGTCCCGCTTGGGAGTCCCACTGCCCCCGTAGTGGACACAGGAAAGAGTGTCTGCTGCGGGGGGCGTTTGGCCGACCGAGTCCACGGTGACCGGCTCCCGTAGTGGACACAGGAAAGAGTGTCTGCTGCGGGAATGATGGTGAGCGCCGCCCAGACCAAAACGTCATCCCGTAGTGGACACAGGAAAGAGTGTCTGCTGCGGGTTGTGGAGGGAGATTGCCAACCCTTCCGCGCTGCCGACCCCGCCCGTAGTCGGGCGACCCGGCACGACGGGATGATCCCGGCCTTGACACCCGTAGTGGACACAAGGAGAAGGTGTCTGCTGCGAGGTCGGGAATTATCACTTTGGGACCGAGGTCTTGACTCTCAGTCAGCCGTGCCCCATACTCACTCTCAGGGAGGGATTTTGAACGATGTGGCACGTGGAATTGAGCGATGAGGGCTACGAGATCATCGCCCCGGACGACACCTCCAGCGGGGTGGTAGAGTATGGGGAACCGGCCCTGTTGCAGTACCTCGGCAAGATGTACATGGCCTTGATCCCCGACCAGGAGGATGAGTACGAGGGGCTGGGGGTCAAGGTGTGGCAGTTGACCGAGGTGCCTAGCGAGGCGGAGGACGTGGAACTAGAAGTAGAGGAAGAGGAAGACGAAGAGGACGAGGTACCAGAAGAGGTTCCCGAGTCCTAGGTATTGTGCTGGTGGCGATCAACCCAACCGTATTCTGTGCTATAGGTGGTCCTCCTCATGGGCGCAAGCCATCGCAAGCTGGTTGCGCCCGGTGATGCGGTGCGTTCACCACGGGCCAATTCGCTAAAGCTTCTAGGGCAATCAGCGAATTGGCCCTTTCGGTTTTGGCCCCATCCATCCGTCAGTGAACTGCGCTACGCCACGGGCCGTCCCGTTGGTGCTTCCCCCTCCCCTCGGTCCTCGGCCTCCTGTGCCGCCCAAATCTCCTCGGCCCGCATGAACTCATCTAGGAATTGATCGAACTGCTGCGGCACTCTCTGGACGACCTGAGCAATCGGGGGGTAGGCGTTGAGGACGGTCTTGATCGTGTCGGCCCCACAACTCTTGACTGCGCGGTAGTCCAGCAAGCCACGGTACTCGACGATCGCGGAGGCAAACTCGTCCCCGCTCCTCCCTTCACTCATGTACCGGATTATTGGCCCCTCAATATCCTTGAGGAACGCCATCCAGTTCTTGGTTTCTGCTTGCTGTCTCACGTCTTCTCCGCCTGCCATGGTTGCCTCGCCTGCGCCTGCGCCCGCCGGTAGTGCTGCCGCCACCGGCATCTGTGCTGCCTGCATCTGGCCCGGCTGTGCCTTGGCTGCTATGATAGCCTGCACGATGTAGGCCGCAACAACCGGCAGATTCTTCATGGTCGTCTCGGCCAGCCCCAACCAGACCGGTACTTTTGGAGACCGCACACTATCCCCCTCGTCGCCCACTTCCTCTGCAATCTCAGCCTTCAACTCCTTGTACGCCCGGATTGCGTCCAGGAGGGGGTTGCCGTTGGGTGTTGCCGTCCCCGCCCCCGCCGCCACGGTCAGCCCTTGTGGGTTGGCCCGGATCGCCTGCAAGTCCTCCTGCAACTTCCTGATCTGGTCCGTCTGCACCAGGAACAAGTTGCTGTTCAGCTTGACCATCTCCTCCCGTGTGGTGGCCTCCCGTTCCAAGAGCAGCTTCACCAACATGCCCCCCTCTCCGTCCGCCTGTGGGCGATTCACCAAGCCACTGACAGCTGTGATGATCTCCAGCATCGTCTTGGGGTTGGACTGCTCGGCTGTCGCCTGGGCCACTTGGTTGAAGGCGTTCTTCATGATCTCATTGCCCATTGTCGCCGCCTCCGCCACTGCCTTGGCCGTCGCCTTGATCGCCTCCGCCGTGGCCGTGGCATTGGGGCTCTCGGGGACGGGTTGTTGCGGCTGCTGTTTGGCCTTGTCGAGCACCATATCTCTCACCAGGCCAGTCATTTCCTTCATCGCTTCACCTTGCTGCATGTCACTCTCCTGTTGTAGTAGCCCTTTCACGTTGAGCCACCGGACGTAAGATTGGTTGTCGGGGTGGTCCATAATCAACTCGTCATAGTTGAGGTGGGGCGGGTATTCCTCAAGGTCGTCCAACTCCTTGCTTGGCACAACCGTCTGGCACACCGCCTTGCTCTTGAGGCCGTCCGTCAGCACGAACTTGTAGGCGCCGCTCCCGTAGCGGTGGAAGATTTCTTGGCGCCAGTCCCCAATCTCGGGCGGGAGCGCCCCATCAATCTTGTCGATGTACTTGCTGGCGTCTGCGACCAATCCCTCCTTGGTACGGTCGATCTTGGGCCACACCCGGTACAAGTAGCAGAGGAGGCGGTGCGGGAACTGGGTGTCGGTTGCGTGCCAGTAGCGGAAGAAGTCCTCCGGGTTGAGGGAGAACTTGACCGGCGGGGGCAAGTACGGGACGGGCGGGTCGCTTGCCCAGGTCGATGCAAGAGTTGTTGCTGCCCGCTGGATCGAGGTGCGCCTCCAGACCTCGCCCAACGTTGTTGTAGTCTCGGTGGGTGCAGTCGGCCCTGAGGGGTCGGGGGCGGGGGTGGGCTGCTGTGGGCCGGCTTGACGTTTTCTCCTGCGCGGGCCGGGGCTTTTGGCCGGCGGCTCCATCGGCCCGGTAGTCTGCGTACCCCCTAGGTCCGCTGCAATGTCCCCCAAGTCTGCACCGGCACCGTCCTGCAAGGGTAACGGCTTCACATTTATGGTTGTTGGCACTTCGTAGCATCCTTTCTTTCCTGGTGGTGGGCGTGGAGGCGCTTGCGTCGATCTGCGATACAAACCTTGTCAGGCCCGTCTAGGGAGTGTCGAGCCGGTTCCGCAGTTCCCAAGTTGGCCTCCTGCCCACTAATTAGTAGTTATTGCCCAATGCCCACCCTCTTGTCAACCCCCTGATTGTGGTGCATACTGGTACACGACGTACTGTACCCCAGGACGACAGAGGACTATGAACCGTCGAAAGTAGGCCCCAAGGACCCGATGGAAGCCTTGCGGCACGTTGGCCAGATCACCTCCGACGACCCGGATACGCAGGTCCAGGACACAATCGCGTTGATGGGGCGCTACGTGCGGGAGGATTGGGCCTCCCCCGAGATCCAGGGTGATCTTGGGCAGGCCGTCGCCCCCGGCCAGGACCCCATCCACGGGATTTTCTGGTTTGTCAAGCAGCGGCTCAAGTTCCAGCAGGATTCCCAGATCGCGATACCCCTCGCCCCACAGTACGGGTTGCCCATCGTGGAAGTGTTGATCCGACCCAAGGACATGAGCGTGCTGTGTGCGCAAGGCGAGTGCAGCAAGGTGGGGGACTGTGATGACTTCGCCATGTATACCGCCGCACTCCTCAAAGCCGCCGGGATCAAGTCCACCTTCGTGACCATCGCGGCGGACCACCAGTACCCGGACAGGTTCTCCCACGTCTACCTTGCCGCGTACCCCGAGGGGCGGGGCCGGATTCCGATGGATGTAAGCCATGGGATGTATCCGGGCTGGGAGGCCACTGGGTTGGGCCGGCTTGAGGAGTGGACGATCTTCGCCCCGATCTGGCCCATGTTACTGGGAGCGGTACTGGTGGTATGGCTGATCTGGGGACGGCAAAAAGGAAGGGGGTGGGTGTAACGTGCAGGTTCCAGCTTGCAATATCCAGTTAAGTCCAGGATTGGCGTATCCGGTGGCAGCAGGCGAGGGGCCAGCCGTGCCGGGGATGGGCCAGTGGAAGCGCCCCGTCCGGTTGCGTGGGGTTGGCCAATTGCCTATGCCCCCCACCTTGGACCCCTCTTGGATGGCCCCGATTCCAGGGATGCCGGTCACCGCCACTACCCCCTCGTGGTGGGAGGGCCTCATCAAGACCGGCGAACAACTCCTGCTCCAAGTAACGTACCCCAAGGGGACGTATGTGCAGACCTCCCCAACCGGCGGGACGATCACGTATCGGCAACCTGGGGGGACCCAGCCCTCCATCCTGACGGCGGGGGCTGGGACGGCGGCAGTGAGCGGAGTAGCCAGTCCGGGGGTGGGGATGATCCTGCTGGCGGGCGGGGCGTTCTTTCTAGTGATGATGCTGGCAAGGGGGAAGAAGTAGGATGCCAACGTACAAACCATTCTACGAGGTCGTTGTAGGCAACGTTGGTAAGGTCTACGAAGGCTCAAATTACAAATCAGCTCTGAGAGCCTATGGGAATTATGTCCGGGCTTCCCAGTTAGGCCACGGTCGGGCAGGTGGTGAAAGTGTCAGTCTATGGAAGGACAACGAGCCGATCAAAGAGCACGTCGGACGGATTGACAATCCCCACGCAACTGCCCGCGACATCCCGACCCGGTGGACCCCGGCCACGGTCAAGAGGCTCCGGGGGGGCAAGGTGCAGATCAAGATACAGGGAAGGGGAAGGGGGAGGACAAGGTAGGATGGCCCAACGGTTCAGCCTCCGTCGTCGCCTGCGGTCTGAGCGTGATATCCTGCTACAGAAACTCCGGGACCTCGGGTGGAAGAGGGAAGGCGGCAACGGGGGTGGAAGAGGAAAACGCCGCCGCAGCAATCCGCAGGGAGGGATACGGGCGATGGTCCGCCGCCTGCCCGATGGACGGGTGCAGATCAAGATACCTCTACGTAGAGGCAACCCGCAGGCTGGTTCCATCTATTCCCACGTGTATAAGGACAAGCAAGCAGCGATTGTGGACAGAGGATTCCTGAGAAAGCATGGAGTCGTTGCCAACGCTGTAAAGGACTACCGAGGTTGGAACATTGTGACCAACGATATAGTGAGGGCAAGACAGTTGCTTTTATTGGCAGGTCGATATAGGTTTGGAATAGGGAGAGTGTGATGCATCCGGCTTCTTACGTCTACACCTCCCCCTGGTCCCCTCCCACCCACCCCTCCGTCCCTGCCCCCCCGTCCGCTCTCTCCATCGGCCAACCCTCCCCCCTCCCCCGTCACTACTCCCCCAAGCGCTACTACACCCTCAAAGAGTGGTCCTTGATGCGGGAGTATGGGCTGAGCGGGTTTGAGGCTGAGGAGGCCGTCTCCCTGGTTGGCCTAGGGCAGACCGGTTCCTCCATCGCCCTCTCCACTCCCCAAATCATCGGGGGGGTCCTCACCACTGGTATCGCCACCTCGACCGCCGGAGCCGGGGCCGCAGCAGGCACGGGCACTTTCCTTGGCCTCACTGCCGCCGCCATCCCCATCATCGGGGCCGTGGTTGCTGGAGTCACCCTCGGGTTGATGGCTCTGTTTGGCCGCAAGGGTCCTAGGCAGAAGGTGGCCACCACGCAGATTGTGGACAAGGTAGAACCTCTCCTCCAGCAGAATCTCGCAGGCTATATGGCTGGCCCCCACACCGTCTCCTCCCAAGTCCAGGCCCTCAACAACTTCGATGCGGGTTGGCAGTACGTGGTGGACAACTGTGGCATCCCGGAGATGGGGGACCCAGGCGAAAGGTGTATCAGCGAACGGCAGGCGGGCGGAGTGTGGGACTGGTTTGCTCGTTATCGGACCCCCATAGTCCAAGACCCCAATGTGAAGCCGGACCCACTGGTAGACGCAGCCACAGGGAAGTTGATTGACTCCCTGACAGGAGGTGTGTTTGGTGGGGCTGGAAGTGGGACCCTCCTGCTGGCCATTGCCCTAGTTGCCGGGGCATTCCTGATCGGAGGTGGCAAGTGAGGTTGTACATACCCCCCTCCCCCTTTCGGAAGATTCAGGGGCGATTCATCATCAGTCAACACGGTTGTGGCATCACGCATGGCACGGCGACTGGTCTAGTACTGGAATGTGGCCATCGAAAGCAGTTGCCAACAAGCAAGACACCAAAGTACCGCACCCGCTGTGTGGAGTGCAGACGGAGGGGCAAGTGGTGATGGTGGACAGCAGCACGACGACCAAATGTGATGTTTGTGGGGAGTATGATTGCCGCTGCGGTTGGGATGACTTTGATGATTCACAAGATGATGAGGAAGAGGTAGACGAGTGAGACTACCGGCTTGGATCTCCTACCAGCAGTTCACCTCCCCCGGTTGGTTCGCCCCTCTGACCATGGAAGGCTTGGGGCAGGGCACTTACACCGTCCCCGATATTCTCACCGGCCAGATGGCTTCTTACTCCGCCTCCTCCCCAGCCGTGGCGGGGGCGGGCGGTGGGGGGGTGTCTTACGAGCGCCCCAAATCCTGGAAGTACGCCCCTTACGCCTACCGCTACGACCGTCTACACCTCATCTGGTCCTTTCTGTCCACCAACGAGACACGGGTGCTGGTAGAGCAACAGTTCCCCCGGTTATCCGAGAGTCAGTTGTCCGCCCTCAAGCAGCGGATCTCCGCTTATAACCAGGCTCTATTCTCGGCCCCTCCCGAGATCCAGGCCGGGACCAACCTGCCCCTGGCCACCGAAACCATAACCAGGCTTCCGGCGGCGGGGGACTCGGTAGTGCCTATGGCCACCCCTCCCACCACGGCAGCGGTAATCCAGCAACAGGTGGCGCAGGAGGCCGGGGTCGTGACCAACGGTGCTGGTGCTGGCACGGAACCCTCCCTGTTCTCCACGATCCCCACGTGGGCTTGGCTGGCAGGTGCCGGGGTGGGGGCCTATTTACTGTTCAAAGGAGGCAAGTAAGCCTATGCCCAGATGGGTCAACACTGGTGAAGACATACTCCCGATCCCTGAGTCCAAGGCCCAACTACCCGGGCTACCGGAGCAGGCCAGCGCCACAGCGGTCGCTATGAGGTTCTTTGGACTCAGGAAGCGGGAGCAAGAGGGAGGGGAGGGGGAGGAGCACTTGGTCGAGCTGCCCGAGAAGGCAGCGGAAAGGGCCAAGGCCCAGCACATGGCTGGCCTAGGGGGGCTGGGGGTTATCGACACCGACTTGTGCCTGTGGGCCGAGTCCCTTACTCCTGCCGACCAGTCAGCCCTCTACCTCGTCCCGGCCCTGCCCACGGTCAAGATGAAGACTGCCGTGTACCCGCAGCCGTATGGGGTGATGGCACCGGACACCGGGCAAGGGCTTGGGTTTGTGTGCTCCATCAACCGGTGGGTAGCCGACCACCCCTTGCTGGCAGGCGGGGCACTGTTGGCCGGGGCAATCCTGCTTGGTGGTGCTGGGCGCCGGACGGCAAGAGGGAGACGGAAGCCAAGGAGGGCAGCAGCATGAAGGGCGAGGACATCCTGAAGTACGTGCTTATTGCCGTGGCAGCTTACTTGGTGTACAAGTGGGCGCAGGAGCAAGGCTACCTCGGGGGCGGGGTGGCCCAGCCTGCCCTACCCCCAGGGACGCAGCCTGCCATCGAGCCACCGGTTGTCACCACCCAACCTGCGCTGGCCAAGCCAGCCCCCACTACGCCACCCAAGCCCCCGAGCGTGGATGAGTTGGTGAACGTCGTCAAGGCAGCGATGGGGCCAAGTTGGGATGGTAAGATGACGGTTGACCAGTGGAATTACTTCTTCGCGCAGGTGAGCGGAGAGGCGCAGGGCTGGTACACCCAGGAGATGCGCACGAGGGATGCGGGCAAGACCTTCCCGCTCCAGGATTACTTGGCCATGCGCCAGTGGGCGTTGAGTGGTGGCGTCCGGGGATTGGCAAGTTGGCCCGTGGTGAATGCGTGGGCCAATTGAAGGGTGAAGGCTGAAAGGGAAAAGGAGAAACGGGTATGCAATGCAACAGTTGGCAACTCCCTCTTGGGTGCTACCAGTACGTAGACCAAGGGGGCTGCCCCTCAGCTACTTGGTTTTGGATCGCCCTAGCCGCAGCGGGGTTGTGGGTGGCCCTGAAGTAAGGGATCGGGAATGGCGATGGTAACGTTGGGTCAGACACCGAGTACACAGACAGTCCCGCAGCAAGCCGGGATTGTACCCGGACTACCCAACGAGTACCTTTTGCTGCTGGTGGTGGCCATCGGGGTGGCCATCCTGTTTGCCAAGGGACTGAACTGATGCCCAGTCTTCAAGTGGAAATCGATGTCTTGAAGCGTCTGCACCAGCGGATCAAAAACCAACTAGGTTTCCGTGCCGGGGTAGATGCTGAGACGGTCGGCAATTGGCTGGAGGAGTTGGTGGCCACGCTGATTGAGGAACGGGAATCACGGGAGAGGCGGGAGGGGGCGGACTGAACCAGAATGGCTAAGACCGACCCAACCGGACGCGTGGATCTATTGGCCATCCGGGTCTTGGACCGCCTTGTGGACACCAAAGCCGGTATCCCCGAGGCCCTCGTGTACCAGCACTTCAAGCGGCAGATCCACTCCTCTATCCGGCGGTACCTTGGCCCTTTGCGGCTCAGCCCCCAACAGTTGCAAAATGCAATGAGGACGGCGCTGGCGGCGGCAAGGGAGAAACAAGTGCAGCAGGCGCAACAGGGACAGGGGCAAGCGGCGGGCCAAGCACGGGCTGGAGGTGGCAGGTGATGATGCCCGCCCGAGTCGGTATGGGTATGGGTGAGTACCCCGGCTACTACTGCTACGACCCAAACCGCCCCTCGTGGCTCCCCTACTGGCTGGACAGCCTCACCGAGTCGGGCTGCAAGTGGAACCCCAAGACGATTGCCGGTAACATCTACGCCTGTGCGACCGGGGACCCAACGTGCAACCCCCCCACAGAGGCCCAGAAGAACCCCTTGTTGCCAGGACCGGGAATAGCCCCTGCGGGTGTCCCCACCAACACCCCCCAGTGCGGCGGGTTTACGTCCTTGGACCTGAACACGCTCCAGTGCAAGTTTGACCCCTCGCGGCCCTCGTTCATGCTCTTTGTCGGGGGTATTGCTGCAATCGTGTTTGTACTGCCATCGGTCATGGGAGGCAGGCGTTGATGCACATTGGCCAAATCCCGGAGCCGCCTTCGTACTTGCGGGACATCCTGCTGCCTACTCCGGTACTGCCCCCGCCGCCCGTCGCGGAGCCACCGGTGTTCAGGACCACCGTGGCCGGCCCCCGCCCGTGTGCGTGGTACGAGGATGAGCAGAACGACCGGACCTGTACTTTTCCGGGGGTCAACTTCCTGCTGGCCATCGCGGGCGGGATTGTACTGTTTGCAGTGGTGGGAAGGAGAAAGTAAGGAGGACTTATGCCGCACTTACCGTATCACCCAGCCCTCGGGCTGGCCGAAATGATGCCCGGAACCTGGACCGTCCCCCAAAACCCCATCGAAGAGGGAGGGGAGGTGGCCCTTGTGAAGTACAAGCCCAAATTGGGGGAACTGATGCCAGCTTTCTTCCCCATCCCGGAGAACCCGCTCCTGAATGCCCTTGATGGCTGCAACGGGCTGGGTGGGGGGTGCGGGTGCGGCTGTGGCCCCCGCTGTCAGGTTGGGATGGGGGCACTCGACATCGGCCAGTCGGTTACAGACTGGTGGGAGGGCCTGAAGGTTGGCAATGTGTCCTCCATCCTCGTGGCTGGCGCTGTCGTGGCCGGGGTCTGGATCTTGTACAGCGGCGGGAGGTACAAGAGGTAACACCAAGGCAAAGTGTAGGACTTTATGCGTATTGATTTCCACGGCCTCTCACACCCGCAACAACCCGCAGCTCCAGCAGGAGTTGGCACCGGCCCCTACCCTCCCGTGCCAGGGACCCAGACGACCCCGGCGCGAGTGTCCATTCCCGTTCCTCTCCTCGGGCGGGAGGTGGGGGCGGGCCAACTCGTCCATAGCCTGACCGATTGGCTGGGGATCAAGCAGTGTGGCGGGTGTGCGAAGAGAGAGGACCAGTTGGACACATGGTTGAGGTTGAGGCCGATGACCGGGGTGACGGTCAGGTGGGACGACTGACATGATGATCGGATCAAGGTTGCGTGGGATTGGGGAGGACCCGCCCCCTCCTCCCCCTCCGCCACCGCCACCCCCACCCCCAATGTGGCCCCCGATGTGGACCGAACCCCGGACGATTGTGATACGGGAGTCGGCTCCAGCGATTGTTGGGGGGAGTCCGTGCGAGTGGTACGAGGACTTGAAGGCGGGCGGGTACTGCCAAGCCCCGGCGACCTGGCTGATCGTGGCTGGGTTGGGGGTGGGGGCCTTGGTGGTGTTTGGGATGCGGAAATGAGCAGGACAGCCACAAGACGTGTCAGGGTGCAATTCAAGGCCAACCAGTCCGACCTTGCCGCCCTGCTGCTCACCCCCGGCCCTGGATTGCTGGAGGAGGAGTTGGCGCTGGCTGCGGGGGTGTTGGGGCGAAGGCGCAAAAGGAGAGGCAAGGGTAACCCGTTTGGCCTCGCTCGTGCCCGCTCCGAGTCCCTGTTCGGTATGCTGGGTGGCCACGGAGTCACCCGGCCCCCCGCCTCCTCCTCTGCCGCCGGGGTCCCGCGTGGTCGGCCCACCCGCCACAAAGGGCACGACATCCTACCCTCTGCTGGGGGGTGGATGGTGCCCTCGATTGACCCGGAGAGCCGGTTTGACACGCCGGTGGAGGCCAAGAGGTTCATTGGGGAGTGGGGGAAGGGGAAGGCGAACCCGGAGTTTAGGGGTGTGAACTATAGTCACAAGTTCAGGTTGCCTGCCACCACCGACATGGACCAGGTAGTAGCAGAGTATGTTGAACGTATGTTACGGGAGAGCGGATACGCGGCCACATTCAAATATGCCGAGGACCGTAGTGGGACGGGTAGGTACGACTTCTACACTAACGCAAGTAAGAGGCTGTTTGACAAGTCACTGGTTGCCGGGAGGCTTCACAATGCCGCGTAGGTCAAGCCTATGCCACCATGTTGACACTGAGGTCTGGGTGTCCCAGCTTGCCAACCCGGACGAGGGCATCAAGTTTGTGCTGGGGATCGCACGCAAGGCGGGCAGGCGGGTGTCCGAAGTCCAGTCAGTGATCTTTGACAAGGTGAAGTGGGGTATCGGGGAGGCCCAGAAGTGGCTCCGGGACCACGGGTTTGTGAGTGGGAAGGTGGACAAGGGGGCGACTTACTGGAGGTTCAGGCAGAAGTCCCCACGGTACAAGGAGTACGCTACGGTGGTGCCGGGGAGAAGGAATCCACGTCCACAGTACGTCCGCGAAGTGGATGGTATTGAGATCCATGTTACACCCGACAACGTGATCCTATGGGCTTCCGACTGGAATAGGCTTTTTGAGTTGGCTGAGAAGGGGCATCCACAACTCAGAATCCGCAGTCTGGGTCCTGCTGGTTACGGTCACCGGGATATTCTCTACAAACCAACTGGCAATCCTGTAGAGAATCCCGCTGCCCTCCAAACCCGTGGCCGGGACTGGATTCAGGAGTCCTACGAAACAGGAGACCCGGACATCAAGGCCCGTGCCTCCACCCTCCGTAAGTTGGGATACCGGGTGAGTGTGAGCAGCATGGGGTCCCAAGTAACTCCGGTGGGCACGGTTAGGATGACCATGGTGGACATCCGGCCCGGCACCAGCGGGGATCAGTACTTGGAGGATGTGCCACCCGCGAAGGTGGTGAGGTGGAATCCCGCCGAGACGCGGGAAAGGGAAGCGCGGAAGAGGACCAACCCCGACGACAGCAACATTGACATACCCTTCGAGGCTGGCAAGCGTTGGCGTCTAAGTGGTGGTGTTGGTCCAATCAATGTTGCGTATGCTGAATGGTACGACAGAGAGACTGCAGACCTTACTGCTGGCTGGGGTCGGACTCGACCCACACCCAGTGGTTATGGGCTTTCGGACTGGGAAAAGGCATTTCGTAGAGGCGCGGCGAGTGTGAAGCGCAACCCCGAGTCCTCTGCTGCCACCCTTGTCGAAGGCTTCACCGGCGCCCCAGCCGAGCACGTCACCACCGTGGAAACCGAGGTCCATGAGCACGAGTACCTAGCCACCCTCGGGACCCTCGTGGAGCTGAAGGTGGCCACCCTCTCCGGCCTGGACGCCACGATCCGGTTCAACAAGGACGCCCCGTACTTGGCCGCCTCCGAGGACGGGCGGCAACTCTATGTGGAGGGAGGCGATCAGGAGGTAAGTCTGCGGGATCTTAAGATGGATAGTCCCAAGTTCATCAAGGACTCAATGGTGTTGGGCGTGTTAACATCGCTTGTGTACCAAGCCCGAAAGAAGTTTGACAACTTTGAGTTGAGTGACTACGTGCACAAGCTTGGGGAAGAATCTGGTTATCAACCGTTGTTACTTTATAGCCCGAGAAGCAAGCTGCTCAGCATCACAGGAGGGGTATATCGTGCAGAATCACCAGGCCTTATCGACTAGCCTTTTTTCTGTAGTATACTGCCGCCACTCGGGCCTTGTACTTCTCGGGGTCCTTGCGGTATCTCTCTCTCTCTTTTGTTCTGGCGCAAATCCCACATACGATAGAGCCACTGCTAGTCGTCCTGGAGTTTGGACTCGTCTTTTCATGGCCGCAACCCCAGTGCGTGCTTGTGATTCCCCTAGCATACCAGATGTTGAGTTGATGCGTGACAGCTTCAATGTGATCGGGGTTGACACATGCCCTGTTCCTGCACTTGTGGTTTGGTTCAAGGCCGGATGGGATCTTTCCGTACTTTATCTCGTAGGAAACTCTATGCACGGTCTGGAGTCTACCATCACGCGAAATCTTGCCGTACCCAAGTACACTCAAGTGGCCCTGCCAGTTCCAGCAGCCGGTGGACTGGTCAATTTGTATTCTCGACAGCAATCTAGTTTCCACCGGAACCGTGTTATTGTAGGATGTGCGACAACTCAACGAGCAGGTAATTTTATGCAGGCATCTCCGGCTCTCAAACAACTTGCCACAGTAGGCACAAGGTTTTGTTACATAGACCACATCCCTTGGTTTCGTGTTTCTGTGGACCAAGCTGCATCGTTTGGAGCAGTAGATCCTCTTCTTTCTGACTGTTGTGAAAGCCGTAGAACACCAGAGGCAGGTTTTCGTGTACATCATCACCTCCGTGTGACACCCGAATTTACTAGGGGGGAAGCCAATGTTCGGAGCCATCGGGCATTCAGCTTGGAGGGCGACTCCAGCCTATCCCCATCAGCAATTATACTACAGGAGGCAACGCACTCATGGCTATGATAAAGTCCATCCAACCTCTCCCCGGCCCCGCCGGCGGCTACCGAGTCGGCTTCCGGCTCAACGAGTCGGCGGTCCAGTGCCACTGCTGGTCTCCGGTGTACCCAACCCTGGGGGAATTGTACGAGGCCCACCCGGACCTTGCCCCTCCCGTAGCGGACCAGCCCCTCACCGAGCGCCAAGAGCAGATCGTGGAGGAGCTTGTCTCCACGCGGAAGGGGAAGGCCAAAGGGAAGACGGGGGAGGCAGAGGTGTAACGAGTTTTGAAGGTTCCCCCGCCCTACTCGACGGGGTAGGATAAGGGGATTAGCAGCACAACCAGGAAAGCGGCTTTGGCCAAAGGGCCGCTGGAAAGACCCAAGTAAACTCACGGGCGTGGGTTCAAAGGGTCTTCCGGCGGCCCTTTCGCTTTCTTGGCTGACCCTGGACCCCAAAAAGGCCGGGGGAGAATCCCCTGAAAGGAGGGGCAAATTGGCAACAGTAATACGAACCCGCAGGCTGGTCTCAAACCCCCGGAAGCGGGCCAGGAAGCGTGCCCGGAAACGGAACGCTCACCGCCGCCGGAACATGACCGCCAAGCAGATCAAGCATTTTGGCACCAAGGCGCAGAAAGCCGCGCTGAAACGCCGAAACAGCGCCCGGTATGGCAGCCGCAAACGCAAGATAGCTGCCAAGGGGCACCGCAGCCGGCGCCGCAGGAATGTGGCCGCAGGATTCTACGATGAGGAGGGGATTTTCCATCCCATCCGTGCATCTTACGACTACAACAAAAAGCGTGCAGGCGAAGCAACGCGCAAACGTCGCTCCCGGAAGAATCCGAAGAGAAGGAAGCGCACCAACCCGGCTCTGATCGTAACCCTGGGAGCCGTGAACCCAACAAAAAGGAGAAAGAAAATCGTGGCTCGACACAGACGCAGAAAGCGTGCAGTAGCAAATCCGCGCCATCGTCGTCGGAGCCGGAGAAACGCCACTCGGGTGGTGGTCACGGCTCCACGTCGCCGCAATCGGCGCAGGACTTCCCGTCGTCGCAACGTCCAGTACGGGCGTCGTCGCCGGCGCAACCCGCAACTCTCATTTGGTGTCGGTGTCTCCGCAACCAAAACCCTGTCCGCAATCGGTGGGGGCTTGGTCGGAGTTGCCGCAGCCAAGTTCATCCCCACCTTGCTCCCGTCCCAACTGGTCAGCTCGAACCTGATGCGCACGGTCACCACCGGCGTATCCGCGTTCATCGCTGGCTGGGTGGCGGGCAAGGTCAACAAGGATTTCGGAGACGCAGTGCTGTTCGGTGGCCTGATGCAGACCGGCTCGACCGCCCTCAACGCATTCCTGCCTTCTGTGGCGGGGGCTTTGGGGATCAGCGGGTTGGGGGCCTTTGCGGATGCCTCATTCCCGGTTCCACAGAACCCCATCATGGCGGGTATGCCCATGCCCCCTGCGCCCCGAGTGAACGCCAGCGGCATTGGCCGCGCCTTCGGTGCCGCCTTCTAGGGGCACCCGAAACTCTCGAAAGGAGAATTGACAGACCATGACCCAGAATTACGCAGCACAGAGAGCGGCGCTGGCCAGTCAGCTTACGCCGCAGCAGGTGATGATCCTGGACGCCTTCCAGAGCCAAGTGTACATCCAGGGGCAAATGGACATCCAACACGAGCCTCTGTATGACACTGTGACGCTGGCGGCGGGCGCCCAGGTGACTGCCCTCTCGACCGCCTTCTTCACCAACGTGGGGCCTGCAAGTGGCAAGACCCTCGCTCAGACCAACCTCACCCAGTCGCGCCGGCTCCCGGCTCCCGAGGCTTTCTCGGCCTTCGCCATCCGGCTGGCTTGGGAGGAAAACATCGTGTTGGCCGATATCCTGGCCATCCTCTGGGGCTTTGCCTTCCAGTTGTTCCTGGGGCAGAAAGCCTACAACACCGGCCCTCTCTGGCACTACAACGCCGGCGGCGGGCTGAACGCCTTCACCATCGCGGCCATCCCCGCCATCGCCCTGTACACCAACGGGGTGCCGGGCCGGGATCACATGCACCGGCTGGCCATCCCCATCGTGATTGAGAACCAGATGGAGTTCTACGCACAGTTGACGGGGAATGCCTACACGCTGGTGGCGGCTGGTGGGCAAACCTTGGGGACCGGACTGGCACTGATGTGCCTGCTCGACGGTCTCCACGCTCGGGGCATCCAATAGCCTGCGGGCGGCCCTGGCTTGGCGGGAGGCTGACGGGTCAGGGTTTGGCAAGAGCTTCTTCGGAGTAGTGTGCAGCCTCCACTTATGGTGCTCCCGCCTTGCTTTTCCAGGGCGGGGCGGGGGCCTTTTTCGCAATCGTAAGAGGTAAGGGTAAAGGAGGATTGAGTCATGAATCCATTCGCCACCCCGGTCTTGGCAGGGGTAAATGCGGCGGAGCAGTTCCCCGAGGGATACATTGATGTGGACTTCACCTACGTCTACGACATCACCCTCACCGCCCTGCAACAGTTGAGGGACCAGGCCGTCCCAATCCACGTGGACAGTGACTTTGCCCTCCGCGCCGTCATTCTGTCCCAGAACACCGGGGCGTTCAGTATCAGGTTTTCGGACTCGCAAGGGTACTACTTGTCAAGCGGGTTCATTCTGTCTGGCAACTTCCTGAGTGGGGCCGTGCCCTACCCGTACCCCATCTTCCCAGAGTTGTTGCTGCCCGCTGGATCGAGGTTGGGGATTGAGATCCAGGATTTGTCGAATGCCGGGAACACGATCCAGATTCTGTTCCGGGGGGCCAAGCGGTATCACTTACCGAGGCCGCAAAGGTAGGACCATGCGGGCATTGGGCACACTGGCGTTGATTGGGCTTGTCCTGGGACTGGTCTTGGCGGCAATCCGTCTCCATGGGCAAACTTCCATCGACCTAGCGCCAGAGGACCGCCTGCGGGTCCGGGAAGCCCAGCTCTCCATCCAGCAGTACAACGTGGAATTGTTGCAGGCCCAACTGAACCTCCGTGCCTCCCAGGACGCACTGGGCAAGCTGGTGGAGGAGTTGAAAGTGAAGTACGATCAGGGAGGGTGCCAACTGAACAACGCCCTCCAGTTTGTGTGCCCCCCTGTCAAGGGGGAATCGAATGGGGTGCCGGTGAAGGAACCGGCCAAGCCCCCTGAGAAGGAGAAGGAACGCAAATGAAACGGCTTTTGGTATTACTGATTCTGGCAACATTTCCGGTTGCCCTACATGCCCAGCAGGTACGGGCCTCCAGTGTGACTTTTACCGCAGGTGCCCCCGCGCTAGTCAAAGGAGCTACTGGTTCGGTGTCCGGCAATCCAGGCAGCATCACTTTGTACTACTGGATTGCAGCCCGCTACCCCTCGGGGTTGAGCCTGCCCGCTGGACCTGTGCATGTGGTCAACACGGTCGGGATTGCTAACTTGAGCGGGACTCAGTTCGTGGTGCTGTCGTGGCAACCTGCGTCGGCGGCAACTGGCTACTACGTGATACGGCAAGCCCAACCTCAATTCCCGCAAGCTGGTACATGCACCAGTTGCGTGGTCGCGGCCAACCAAGCCGGGACAACCTTCAGTGATCAGGGCGGGGCCACTACCAACTGGCCACCGGCTGGCGTCCCCTTCAGCGCGGCTGCCGAGATCAGCCTGAGTGTGGACAACCTCAATGCGGCTTTCCCCTTCCTTAATATCGTGGGGGGTACCGGATCCTCCGTGTTCGGCAACTCGGGGCCGGTCAACATCGGCAGCGCCGCAGCCCCGGTGGTAATGACCACGCTGACGGGATCGCAACAGGTGATCGGGGCGCGAGGGACAGGGAGTTACGGGACCCTGACTAGTCTCAAGGGGGCGGACTTCCGGGTTACCTCAACAGGTGGCGCCGGTACGTTCCTGGTGGGCACGCAAAGTATTGCCACAACCGGGGCCGGTTCGGTCAGCGTCACGGAACTGTTTGGAGGCAACTTCGTAGCCAGCCACCTTACCGGAACTGCCGTGCAGATGTATGGCGTGGTTGGGGAACTGGATGTTGTGGCCCCTGCCACCGCCGCAGCGGGTGGAGTATTTGCTACGGGGGTGCTGGGTGTGCTCAATGACGGGGTGGGAGTGCAGAACGTCACCAACCACCCAAGCGCTGTCATGGGGGCCATCTTCGACAACAACACCGCCGCCGATGCCGCCGTGATCGCCTACGTGACCACGGACAATGTGCGGGTCAACCCGATTGGGGCCGGATTTCGGGTGATCGACCGGACTACTGGAGCCGGCCACGGTTTCAACTACGGCTTGGATCTTTACTACACCTGCGCCATGGGCGTCTGCTCCGGGGCCACTGAGTTGAACTCATTCAACAATGCCGACATCCGGCTTTCCAGCGAGGCCGAGATCCTGACAGGGACTGGGGTGCCAGCAGGGGGGTTGTGTACAGCCACCAACCTAGGGGCCATTTACCTCAATCATGGTGGTGGGGCCGGGACTAGCCTGTACGTGTGCGAGGCGGCGGGGGCGTGGGCGGGCAAGTAATAGGAAAGAGGCAAGGGTGAAACTTGATCAGAAGTACCGGACCCCGGAAGGCTTCTACGATCAGCCATACGTGTACGTGTACGACGGGGACGCCCTGACGGATGGCAACAACTACTCCAACGTCCCCGCCGTGGTCCCCCGCGACGGTGCCGCCTTCGTGCTCCGTCAAATCTACGGGCGCAACAACCTGTGTGCCCGGGTGCAGATTAAAGACGACTACGCCCCCTTCACTGGGGCCTCCGCCGGCGTGGTCCTGCCCAACACGTACCCCATCATCCCCGAGAGAGTGATCCAGCCCGAGGGAATATTGGGCTTGGACCTGTTCACTGTGGCCCGTGCGAACCGGGTCAACTTGGCCGTCACCATCTTCTTTGCGCAGATGGCCTTCCAGGGGGTGAGAAGGTGGCCCCTCAGTGGGTCTGCCCCCGGTGCCACGGCCTACCCTGGCCCTTCCTCGTACAAGTATTGGGAGAAGGGTTTCAGCTACGGGGACCAAGCTGCCACGCAGTTCACGGTCAACTGGGCTGGCACGGACACCTTACCTCGGAAGTTCATTGTGCCGGTGGACGAGATGGACTTCGAGCTGCAACGGGTTACACTGATGAGGTTGCAGCGGGCCGGGGTGAACAACTTTGGCGTTCCTGCCAACGAGATCAAGCTCATGTTGTACGACACCTACCCCCGGCCACTGATGAGTGCTCCGGTGCTGGACGTGATCCTGAATGACGCGGCGGACGCAACCACACACCCTTACAATGGTACTTTTCCGGTTCCGGGTGTGCTGTACCGGAGAGGGAGCGTGATCCAGTTTGAGGTCACCAGTTTGCTGACGGTGAACATGCTCAACTCCGTGTACCAGATCGTGTTTCAGGGGGTGAGGAGGGTGCCGTGCAGATAGGTATTGGACAGGTGGTGGACTTCACCAGTTACCCTAAAACCGATGAGGGCTTCAAATCCTGCCAAGCCGTCTGCGAGGCAATGCCTGTACCATATACCCAAGTAAACTACTGCCGCCGGAGCTGCGGGGAAGCCACTGGTTTCTATGAGAGACAAGCGGCTTTTTGTGCAGCCAACCCGGATGCATTCCAGTGTATAACTGTAACTACCGGCCCGACTTGGCCGGTCCCCACGTTCCCCACGTGGGTTATTGCAGCCATGGTTGTTATTGGGCTGCTTCTGTTGGTAAGGAGGGGCTAGGAATGAGACTCCAACCGCCCATCGACGCTTTCATCTACAACCCGGCCATCCGGCCTAGGCCCTACTGGTACATGCCCCTTGCCTTGGCCGGAATGGACGTGCTCCGGCGGGCCAACACCTTCCGCCCCAAGTTCTACTGCCTGCCAGACGACTTCAACCAGCCCATCCCGGCCTACGGGACGGTGGAGTACCAGGTGCGTGTGACCCCCAACTCCTACGTGTGGGGCCTGCTGGCCAACCAGTACTCGCTGGCGGAGGGGGAAGCCCAAGGGTGGGCGGTCATCCAGGCCACCAACCTGTTTGTGCAGATCACCGACTCCTGCAACGGCCTGACTTACTTCTCGGACTTTGTAAGGGGGACGGCGGCCCAGACATTGCAGAATGTGGCTACGGATCAGAGGAATGCCATGCACCCACACCTCCTTACACAGCCCCGTTTGGTTCTGGAGCCGGGGCTGCTGGCGGTGGAGTTGGCCAACGACTCGGCACTGGCCTTGAGGTGCCAGGTGATTATCTTCACGGCGGAGCCGTGCGAGAGGTACATACCAGAGCAAAGGTAAACGTGACCAACCCCATCCCACTCCCGAATCCCCTCTTCAACCCGGTCCTCCAGCTCCCGGCCTCCCGGCAGGTGGCCCTCTCGCCCCAATCCCTGATCGACTACGCCAAGGACCCGTGCATCTCCCACCACCCTCCCAACATGTGGGACCGGTGCTTGTACCAGGAGGCCGAGCTGTGGTGGGCCATCCAGTGCTGTGGGGGGCTGGCGGAGACGTGCAGGCGGGTGGAGGGGCCAAGGTATGAGGTGCCACCCTGGAACGTCATGCCCCCACAAGGGCGCCGGTTCCAATACATCAACACCATCGCCCTACCCGGCAACGTGGGGGTGGACAATGTGGTGATAAACTTCCAGGTGCCGGTCGGGTACGACGGAATCATCAAGGCACTGGTGAACCGGTTCTTGGGGGTGGGGTTTGTGGAGGGGAGCGGGGACTTGGCTTGGCGGGTCAGGCTGTCCCGGCGGTTTGCCTACGACTTCGGCAACATCCTGACCAGCTTGGGGGACTTGACCTCCCCTTGCCAGATGCGGAGCGGGGGGGTACAGATTTTCTCGCACCAGACGATTCAGTACTTGGTGAACTTGGGGCCACTGGCGGCAGCACACCTTGACCCCAATGGCCGTATCCTATGCGCGATTAGCGGCTGGTTTTGGCCAAGACCATGAATCTACCAAGAGACGTGTTTGTGATGCCGGAACACGAGAAACTTGCAGAATATCACGCTCCACCAACGGTGCTATCTTGGACGGACGAGGAGAGGGCGCGATGGGACGAGTATAGTGCCCATTTTGCCGAGCATGAGAGACACAACGAGATACTAGCCCTGCGTAGGCTAACTGGCTGCACAGAAGAACAAGGCAAGCAGCTTCTTACCTGTCGATGCGGCAGACCAGCCATAATGTTGAGTCTAGGTCAATATGGCGGCTGTTCCAGTTGTTGCGGCAAATGCTTTAGCTTTATTTTTGTTGGTGGTGCATACCAGTTACATGTGCGGTTGTTGGCGCTCTATGAAGACCATGAGTTTCATGATTTAATAGCTGGTGCAGACGATTGGATCGTGGAGCCACACACTTGGCCTACACTGATGGAGCTGGAGAGATGTATTTACATATTACGCGCATTCACTAATCCGCAGCAGAAAAAGACAAACAGCGCTCTACTGTCTCTGTACGACAAGGTAGCCAGACGTATAAAGTTTCATGCAATCATGAAAAGACAATGTAAAGAATGAGGACGGATGAGTGAGTTGCCATACAAGACCACCCTCGCCTTACCCGTCTTCCCCACCGACGAGTTGCTGCGGCTTGAGGACTACTTCGACCCGCACCTGATCCCGGACCACCAGCGCCTCCCCGCCCGTACAGGCCAGCCCCCCCAAGGCAAGGAGTTCCTGCTGCGGATCGGCAAAGAGGTCATCCGGCCTTACTGGGGGTCCTGCCGCTACTTGCGGGCCAAACGGGGCTACCAAGGTACCACACCCATTGCCCACGCTGCTGGGGAGTCCATCGGGGAGGTGTGCTGAGTGCCCTTCACCGGCCCCTACCAGATCGACCCTGGGTTCCAAAACTGGGACTTTGAGCGGCGCCAAGCGTGGACGGTGTACGAGTATGGGGGCAGTTTGTTTGCGGTCCTGTCAACCGGTTCCGGCCAGTCCCATATCTTCAAGAGCACGGATGGGTTGGTAGGGGCGGCGTGGCAGAACCTTGGAGTAAACATCGCCCGCGCCACCTGCACGGTGGTCCGCAAGGGCGACATACTCTACTTCCTCTACCACCAGGCGACTGGGGGCGGGGGGGCCGGGGAGATCAACCTGACCTCCTTCAATCTGGTGACGGAGACGGCAGGGGCAATCGTGGCGGGTGGTCCAGCGGCCAACGGGACTAACAACTTCACCGTGTACGGCCACCTCCGCACAGACGGGGATATTGACTTCTGTTTCCGGGATGCAACCCTAGTGGCCCCAACCCTGTGGGCCGCCACGTACTCTTTCACGACCTCCTGGAGCGTGGCCATCCAGGTGGACGTGGCCGTGGCCGGGACGGACCCCCAAATCCTGACCTCAATTGAGAGTGGCAACAACCGGCTTCACATTTTCTGGTACGCCGTGACGGGCGGGGACCCGGCTGTGTACCACCGGTCTTATCTGAATGGGGTACTGGGGGCCAATTCCACCTTCCTTGCGACCACCGGGGTGGCCCTGCCATTCTGCAATGTTGGGGTGGGGGCGTGGAATCCCAATACGACCCTGTTGCTTTTGCCGGTCGTGATCGGGGCAGCAGGAGCGGGGGTCCTCTACGTGTACCGTGCAGGCGATGCCGCCACCCCCGCGTGGGCGCAAGGGGCCGCCCTGTCTTCCACCTACACCCCCGGCTCCTGCCTCTTCACTCACTACTTTGTGGTGATCCGGGGGACTAACGAGGAGGTGTGGTGGCTGACCTACCAAGCCTTGTCCCCCCTCGGTACCAACCTGCTCATCCGGCAGGTCAACACCGGGGCTGGGTATGGGGCTGAGCAGGTCATCTACAATACCTCAGCCTGGACGCAGGAGTCCTCCTGGCACAACATCTTCGCCATCCCCCTCTCCGATGGCACGCTGGGTATCACGGGATCCCTGGAGTCGGACGTATTCTGCACGGCGGTATTTGCAAGGTGGGCCGATCCGGTGGGGGCACAGGTAGCCCGCGAAGTCACGGGTACACGCCGCATGGTGGTGCTGGTACCTAACTATTGGGACCACTGCTTGTGGAAGGACCCCCCCGTACACCGCAAGATACCGCCCCTGTCGGCTTGTTGTGGCGTGACCGCCCGGTCGGACTACTTCAAGTACGTGGAGATGCCGGAGGGGGCCATCCCTTTCTACCGTACCGCAGGTATACCTACCCCCTTGGCCGCCGCCGGGGACGTGCTCATCTTCGCCTACGAGGTCCCCGTGGGCTATGACGGGATCATCCGGGGCCTCTTCCACCACTACACAGGACCGGGGTTCCTGGAGGGGAATGGGGATCTGGAGTGGCGCCTCAAGGTGAACCGGGTCTATGCCCAGTACCTTGGGGACGTGCTGGTGAGCCTTGGGAGCGTGGGAGAGCCTATGCCCTTGGAGGATGGTATCCCCATCACGTCTAGGCAGCGGGTTGAGTACATCGTGAGCGCCCCCAACCTGAGCGGGGGGATCTTGCCAGTGGACTCCCGGATCGTGGCCGGGATCGCCGGGTGGCTGGTGGTGAGGAGGTAAAGGGAAATGACCAGAGCCGAGATATTTGCATTGCCACTAGATGACCCCCGTTACGTAGAGCATATGCGGACACAACTGCCCCGGTTGAGGGAACGGACAGTGCGCCGGATCACTGCTCTACACTACCTGATTGAGCGGGATAAGGTGTATTGCCTAGACTTGGGAATTTCTGCTGAGTCTGTAGAGGCAATGGACGAGCAAGTTGGCCCAGAGTTCCTGAAACTGGGTATGGACGCCATTCCACACCACGCCTCGGAGGAGATGTGGATGAAACTAGTGGCCACCCCTTTGGTCAGGCAGTACAGGCTGATGGTCTTGGATGAGTCATTCAATCTGAAAGTGTCGGTGCATAAATGAGTTGCCTTCCAGTTCTGTCACAACTAGACACGGTGAATTTTGGTACCACCCAGTTCCGGTCATACTCAGGCACCCCAATCGGCCCGTGGTTCCGGGGTACCGATCGGTACGTGATCTGGTTCAATCTGGCTACCGACATTGTGGAAGCTCGCAAGAGTGTAGATGGCGGCTTGACGTGGACCCCACAAGATATCGGCAACGCTCCTACCTTCCAGGCAGCGCAACTCCAAGATGGCAATGTAATCCGGTGGGTAACGACTCAAGGTGATTCTAAATTACGCTTGGGATCATTCAATATGGCCACCAACTTGTGGGGTACCACAGGAGCAGGTGGCCCCAACGCACTGACCGTGTGGGGTGCTGGGTACTGGGGGAGTCTTATACGGGTTGCGTATGGAACCAGCCTGAATGTGGCGACCTACAATCCTGGTGCAGACACGTGGACAGCTGGGGCGCTCATTGTGGCTACTCCTAACGTATGGGTGTGCCGAGTAGACCCGAACGGGGTCCTCCATGCAGTTTATGGTAACAGCGGCCCCAAGACGTTCAACTATATCCAAGTCTCTACCGCCGGTGTTGCCACAACGCCAGTCGCATTGGCATTTGGTGCCACAAACGTGTCCGCATGGCCCGCATTTCTTGGTTCCAAACTGCTGATCCCAGGTAGACTGGCCTCGGGTAATGTGGGTGTGGCTATCGTGGACTCATACACCAGCACGAGTCCGGCCATCAGTATGGTGGATCTGGGCATCCAGGGTAGTCTCCCCATGGCGACGGAGGGTGGAGGTAAAGCATACATCTTTTTTGCAGCAGACCTGAGCGTGTATTACTTCACTTACGACGGTTTGGCTTTCAACGGACCATTCCTCTGGCATGACCAGACCAACTGCACTCCACCCGATACACACGAGCCTTTTCATAACGCAATGCCCCCAACCGTGCGCCCCGATGGTGGGCTGGCGTACATCTTTGCCTATGACTACCTTAACTTCTGCACCTCATACTACAGCGAAAACGAGGTACCAGCACCACCGACCCCACTGACAGCTCAAGTCCAAGGTGGTAGCCGTCGGATGGTTGTGCTAGTCCCCAACTATTGGGACCACTCGTTGTGGAAAGAAGTGGACCCGGCCCGCCAGATCCCGGCCCGCTCGGTGTGCTGTGTCCGTGATCCCAATGATCATTTCAAGTGGGTCAGGTTGCCAAAGGGGGCCATCGAGTTCCGCAAGGTCGGGGCCATCCCCACCCCCCTTGCTGCTGCTGGGGATGTGCTGGTGCTCCGGTTCACCATCCCGATGGGTTATGATGGGGTGATCCACGGCCTGACCCAGCACTATACGGGGCCGGGGTTCTTGGAAGGCAACGGAGACATTGAGTGGCGCCTGAAGATCAACCGGACCTACGCGCAGTACTTGGGGAATGTGCTGGTGAGTCTGGGGAGTCTGAGTGAGACGCACCCCCTGGACGATGGCATCCCGGTGTACAGCTTGCAGCAGGTGGAGTACATCGTGAATGTGCCCAATGGGAGCGGTGGAATACTACCCGTCAATACCCAGATTGTGTGCGCGTGCACGGGGTTTTTCTGGCCCAGAAAGTGAGGTTATTAGACATGAAAAAGTTTGTAGTGATGTCAGTGATGCTGATGCTAACAGGTGTACTGAGAAGTCAACCATTGACAACCCCTGTTAATGTAACCCCGGATTGTTTGATCTTTTTTGACTTCACCGACAACGGGTCGCAGCCAACCAGCCCCTTCGATAACCGGTTCATCGGCTGTAAAACTTTCTACGTTACCTACCAGTCCACGGGCTTCCCGGCCATCACCCTCACTTTCCAGCAGGCCCCCGACAACAACGGGGTACCGGGGGCGTTTGTGGCCTTCACCGGTACGATTGTGGAGGGCGTGAACCCCAATGTAGCCATCACCGGGGCCAACACCATCATGTATGCCACGGCTACGACGGCGGACTCCTGGCTGCGGATCACCCTCTCGGGAGCCGTGGCCGGGGCCGGGCGGCGCCTGCGGGGCACCTTCTACGGGTACCGCCAAGTCCCCGTGGCAACTGTGCTCGTTGGAGCGTTAGGGACAGTAACCGCCAACCAAGGCACACCGGCTGTGCAGGCAAACCGCTGGCCAGTGTTTCTGAGCGATGGGGTCAACGCGGTAGGGACTGTTGGGAACCCACTACGCATCGACCCGACCGGGGGGACTGCCCAACCGGTATCCACCTCAACCACGCCGGGGGATGCGCGGGCCAACTCGGGGTCCCTTATCGCGGGGGGTGCTCAGCCTCTACTCATATTCCCCTACCACTGGAATGGGGCGAGCTGGGACCGCAAGGCCGTGTGCAACAATCACGCGGTCGTCTCTCTGACAGGGGCCGGAGACACCGAGATTGTTGCCCTATCAGGAGCCACCCAGATACGGGTGTGCCACCTCAGTATCAGCTTTGCTTCTACCGTGGACCTCAAGCTGACCCAGGGCACGGGGGCCAATTGTGCTGTGGGGACGGCGGACGTGACTGGGGTGTACCAGGACATCCTGACGGTGGCCTTGGACTTCGACAGCCCCCTGTTGATTGGGGCCTCCCAAGCCCTATGTGTCAACCTTGGGGCTGGGGTAACTGGAGGGGGGAGTATCACGTATGCCCAATATTAAGGCGCATCCAATGATTCTGGCTCTAGTACTGGCGACGGCTGCGACGGCCCAGACCGTCAAGCTTGATGTGCAGCCTAACTCCGTGACGCTCCAGCCGGGTGAGACGGTGTACTTCTCAACCAATCGCCCCGTGGCGTGGGGGCTGGTCAGTGATTGCCAAAAGACGGGCTACATTACAGGGGCCGGGTATTACACAGCACCGGACATGGAGTGCAACGTTCTGGTTGAGGCTGTCAGTGCCGAGTTTAATCCGTTGCCGGGGCAGATAAGCATTCTTACTGATCCAAGCAACAATCTTGCGACCGTGCTTGTACGTGTCCAGAACCCACCGTTGATCATGAGGCTGTACCGCCGGGTCCGTGGCATGTTCGGCAGGCTATGGAATAGGGACGCTTAGCGGTGATCGTGCTGACTAAACGACAGGAGCAGATCGTGGAGAGACTAACCAGAGGGGAGACACAGAAGGAGTTGGCGGCACAGTTATTCATCTCCAAGTACACGGTACGCCAGCATCTGCACCGGGCACTCGTCAAAAACCACTGCCGGACCACCGCCATGTTGGTAGCCGCTTGGGTCCAGCAGGAGTCCACGCAGCAGCTTTTGGCGGGTATATTCGAGGTAGGTTCTGAGGCAACGGGAGTGATGGCGAGACGGGAGGCGGCGAGACGGGAGGGAACACAATGATAGACACGCGAAAAGGAAAAGCAAAGGTTGTGGTAGTGGGGGTACTCCTGCTGTTCACTCTCTCCATCCTGATGGGCAGTGGGGTTGCCCCCAGCGCCTACAACACCGTCTTGGATGAGGCGGTGGCAGTGAACAAGCGGCCCAATCTGAACTTTACGGGGACTGGTGTGGCTTGTGTGGACAACGCAGGGGCCAACCGGACAGACTGCTCCATCTCCGGGGGGACTACCTCGATTGTGGGCACCGGAGGGCCAAACTACTCCAAGGCGTTTGCCGGGGCCTCCTCCCTCACCATCACGGCAGCCGAGCATGGCTTCAACCATGCGGCCCTCCTTGTCTCCTGCTACGACAACGCCACACCCCCGGCCTTCATTGAACCCACCTCCCTCACCATTGATGCTGCCACCTTCCAGGTTGCCCTTACCTTCGCTGGCTCCATCACGGGGTACTGCGTGGTGAACGGGGGGGCGGGGACGGGGTGTGCGGCCTACACGATCCTGTCCACTAATGCGGCCTTCGTCGCCGCCTCCACGACTGCCGATGTGTCCTTGTTCACCCTGCCCCAATACGGCAAGGTCCAAGGGGTGACGGCCAAGCACTCCACCATCTACTCGGACGGGGGCGGGGCCATGACGGACGTGACGGTGAGTGTGGGGGACGGGACAGGGCCGTTCACCCAGTACCTCTCCGCTTCCTCAATTGGGGAGGCCACCCCGGTAGCCGATACCACTTTCTACGACGCCAGCAGCTTCAAGAGCACCACGATGGCGGCGGCGGGCGGGACGGTCAGCAGCCACTTTATTGCTGTTGGTGGGCCTAACTTCGGTAACGGGGCAGTGACCAACTTGGTAAGCGGGTCTGTGACTCTATGGGTGTGCAGCTTGAGGGTACAATGACAGACCTGCCAAAGTTGCTGGCCCTGTGCGGCTGCTTACTGTGGCCACTCAGTGCCGCGCAGGTGGCTGAGAGCAAGAATGGGGCGGGCGGCCATTTGACAGGCAATGGGGTCCCCCCTACCCCCTGTGTGCTTGGCACCACGTATGTACGGCTGGACGTTCAGGAGGTCTATATTTGCTTCAGTACCGGGGCTTGGACTCTCGCCTACCCTGGCGCGGGGGGGTCGGTGCCAGCCGGGTCCATCCTACTGACGACTGAGGTGGGGGGGTGTCCTGTGGGGTTTACCGAAGCGGCGGACCTGGACGGGGTAGGGCTGGTGGGGACGTTGGTGGCTCATGCGGACGTGGGGACAACAGGGGGGAGTGATACACTGACGCCAGTAGGGACCGTGAGTGCGCCCACGTTCATGGGTAGCCCGCTCACCACGTCCTCCGACAGCGCCGGGACCCCGAGCGGCACGGTTAGCCAACCCATCTTCACAGGCTCCTCAGCCAATACCTCGGGTGACAGCGCAGGCACCCCCACCGGTACCAACAGTGCTCCCACTTTTACGGGGGCGGCTTTGGGAACCCACCTGCACGGGGTAGGTACACTGGGTGCCTCAGCTCCCACCTTCACTGGTTCCAGTGGGACGGTCCCTGCCCAGACAATCTCCTGGCCGGCTGGTGTGCCAGACTTTTCCGGGACCCCGTTCTCCTCCATCATCAACCACACCCACACCGTCTCTGTCACCGATCCTGGCCATACCCACATAGAGACGGCACCAACCTCCCAGAACGGGGGACAGGACAGCTTCACCCGCGATGCCTCAACCACCGGGGTCAGCAACACGGCCATCTCGACCGCCAGCAACACCACCGGTATCACGGCTAGCACCCAGAACCCGGCGGGCGGGGTGGCCTCGATTACCCCCGCTGGCACAATCGCGTGGCCCGCCGGGGTGCCTACCAATGGGACAGTAAACTTTACGCCGACAGGGACCAACAGTGCGCCGGGGCTGAGTGGCAGCACCGAGGCTGTCTCTGGGGGGACACCAGCAGGGACGGTTTCTGCCCCAGTGTTTACCGGGGATGCGATGGGGACGCACCAGCACTCAGTCACGGCCACCGGCACAGTCACCCAGCCAACCTTTGCCGGGGCTGCCTTGGCCGGGCATAGTCACACCGGCACGCCCGCCGGGACTGTGAGCGCGCCAACCTTTTCCGGGGCCAGTGCGGACAACCGGAGCGCCTTCACACGGGTCATCTTCTGCCGAAAGGATTGAGATATGAAAAGACTTCTAGTGCCAATCGTGATTGTAGTGGGTGCAGCAATTCTCACCCTGACGGCCCTCTACCCTCAGGCCACCGTGAACATGGGCCGCACCTACACCGGTCCATTGTCGGTTGAGTACGCCAACGAAGGGGTGACCGGGACCACGGTGAACAAGCTGGCCAAGTTGACCGGGGCGCCCTCCACAGTAATCATCACCGCCACCACTGACACGAGCGGTATCGTGGGGATTGTGGTCAGTGGGGCCGGGACGACAGGGAGCGCCCAGATTGCCTTCAAGGGTAAGGCGTCCTGTGTCTTCGATAGCGCGACTACGGCAGGGCATTACGTGAGCAACGATACCTCGACGGCAGGGGACTGCATGGACGCGGGGGCGACATACCCGACCAGTGGGCAAGTGATTGGGGTAGTGACCACCACCAATGGAGGGGCGGGGACATATGTAGTGGACCTTACACTGGGGCAGCCCCAAGCAGGAGGTGGAGGAGGCGGCGGGGCGACCGTGACCACGATTGGGGCCTTGCCTGGAACCTGTAGCGATGGGACCACTTTCAATTTCACCAACAGCTTGTACAGCGTGGTCTGCGATCCGGCCAACACCTTCAATTATTTCTTTTCCACGTACCCAGTCACTCCACCCCCCTCCGCTGGCTGGTCCTGGGACAATCAGGAGTCAGCCACTATCGACAGTACCAATGGCTACGAGTACTTGTTCTGCCCCCGTAGTGGCTTAGGCCACGTGTCTGTCCGTCACCGGGCCGTCCCCGCCACCCCCTACTTCATTTCGGCTGGGTTCTTGTGGAACATGGCCTCGGAGCCTCCAGGGGGCACTATCAGCAGCCGGGATGTACGGGGCGGGCTGTTCTTTAGGGAGGCTGCCAGCGGCAAACTGATTGCCTTTCACTTTGGGCTGAACAGCACAACCTACACGCTGGAAACACGGCGCTGGACCAACTCAACGACCGCCAGCACCACACACGCCACCAGTGGCACAACCAATCAGAATATTCTGGCAGTCCTTGGCACCAAGTCCCCATTTTGGATTGGTGTTTCAGACGACGGGGTAACTAACCTGAAGTTCTTCTGGTCGATTGACCGCCAGCACTGGGAGTTGTTTGACACATGGGCTAGGGGGGACTTTTTCACTACCACCGGGTTCCCAGACCAAGTAGGGTTTGGGGGGTACACGGGGGACTCGCCATCTTGGTATGGCCTTATCCATTGGGTGTCCTCAGGCACGATTCCATAGGGATGTGTGGATGGCGGTCGCTCTTATATGGAAGGATGGCAATGTTGAAATGACAACCTTGGGGCTGCGGTTGACAGCAATGGTACTGGCCTTGTTGTACGTGCTCACCCTGCTACCCGCCCAGTTAGCCCAATTTACCGAGCAGGAGCGGACGGAGGTTAGGGAGCACCTCAAGACAGCACCTTATGTTGAGTACCAAGTCCGGGACTTGAGCAAGAGGCTGGACCGACTGGAGGAGCTAAACCTGCAACTACGGGTGGACCGCCTGGAGCAGGCGGCGGTCCAGAGGGAAAAGACCAACCAGTTACTATTTGCCCTGCTCATCCCGGTCCTGCTCCTGTCGGCAGACAAGATTGTTGATTGGGTGGGCAGAATACGGCGGTACCATACCGGTGAGCCGGGAACAGGAAAGAAGCAACATTTCTAGAAAAGGAGAAGCCAAAATGAGAATCGGAATTGCAACTAACGGGGTGGTGCAGGTGCTAGCCACGGCCATCCAGGGCCTGAATGCAGCGGGGCAGGTGTTTACCGGGGAGGCCCAGTGGATAGCGGCAACCCTGGTGGGAGCCTTGCAGTTGGTGGTGGCTGTGCTGGCCCACTACTCCAACCCCGACGCGACGCCCGCCACGGCCAGCTACCAGCCCCACAAGTAGGCCCCCGAGCCAGGGGGGTTGACTATTGGGCAAGCATCGGTCATGATGGAGGGCGAGGTATGCGTAAGGCAATCGTAGCGCTGGTACTGCTGAGTACCACTTGGTTGGTAGGCCAGCAACCGGACGGCCCGCTGGAGATGGTGCTGCGGCCCACCGGGGCCGTCTCCGGGGTCTACGGGGGACCTGGCAAGGACCTCACGATCACCGTGGACCCTAATGGCCGTATCCGGGCGGTGTCGGACTCGGCACGCCCACCCGCCTCCACTCTACCGTTCAGCCTTACTGCCACCTCCAAGGTCCTCACTCTGGGGGCCGACTGCACCCCCACCACCCCCTGCAAGGTGGGGTTCACCAATCAAGCCTTCGCCATCTCCCAACCCGCCACTGTGACCCTTAGCACCGGGACGGGGGCGGCCTTCCTGTACGTCAAGCGGGACGGGCAGATGGGAGTGTCCAGCAAGGCCCTCACCCTGACCTGCGATGCCGGTTGTACGCGGGACACCACCCAGGAGCAGTTTGCAGCAGACTCTTTCATGCTGTACCGGTGCGATGCCACGGCGGGGGTATGGACCCTACCCTGCCAGGACTGGCGTGCCCCGTACCGGCGCGACCTACTGGATGCAGGGTCCGGGATCGCAGTGGCCAAGGGCGGGGCGGCCAACCAGGTGATGGTGGACCGGGTGGGCCTGCGGTACGGGAAAGACTTCACGGCCACCGATACCGTGCTCATCCCCTTCGCAGACCACCAAATAGGCTCCCCGGACCTCATCGTGTCCTGCCGGTCCTCTGCCACCCCCTCCAAGGTGATCCTCCCCGATTCCATCTCCATCACCCCCACCTTTGACGTGACCATCCGGTTTCTCAGCCCCAACAGTGGAAGGTGCTCGGTGCTATGACTATTGAGCACGCCATCGGGTACGGAGTACGGATCTGCAACCAACGATATCGGCAACTGTTGCGGGAGAACCAGGAGGATGTGCGGCAGGAGTTGGCCCTGTGTGCGTTGACAGGTGGGAACGTGCAGGCCCAGTTATCGGCGATGGCTTTCCGGTATGGGTACAGGACACTGAAAGCGGGCTTCCGGGGGCGCACGGAGCCAACTTTTTGCCGGGAGGTCCTATCCTGTGAGTCTGCGGGGGTGGCACCCCATATTGAACGATTACAGAAACAGTTTGACTACAGGTACTTCCCCCAGTACAAGAGGTCTTGCGAGTGTGGTAAGTGTGCCAAGTGCCGGGACCGTATCCGGCAACTGAAAAGGAGAAACGGATGACGGCAAAAGAGTTTGCAGAGCACGTTCGGGCATACTTGGAGGGAATGATCCCCGAAGAGATTACAACCCTAGTCCTACCCGTGACTGAGGTCGGCGGGTGGGGGGTGGTGGTGCTCAACCCAGACCCCCGGCGCCGGGCCGATGGGGGCCTCGGCATCCACAAGACCCTCTCAGCCCGCTGGTTCAGCACCTTCCTGCCAAGGGAGGGTGCCATGGCAATTGCGGGGGACATGGCAATGGATGTACACTACTCAGTGGCAGGTGTAAGGGGTCGGCCCGGCTACAGCCTGCCCTCCATCGCCAAACAGGTGGAAGAGTACTTGGCCAAGGCCAAAGGCAAGAAGATTGGGGGCCTAAATAGGGTCTAATTCTGAGAAAAGGAAAAGGAAAGGTAGCATGGACAAACAAGCAGGTGAAACAGAGCGGTCTGACACGACCGCCCGTGAGATCGCGCAATTGGTAGAGCAGGTGGCGCAGGCGGCGGCAAGCGTACAGTCCGCCTCACAGACTGCTCAACAAGTCAACCAAGCCGTATCCGACTTGGCCCAGAAGCTCAGCTCCCAGGCCACACAGGTGCTCCAGGAGGAGACAGGGTTTGCCGAAAGGTTGCAGACCGCCGGCGTGGACAACCAGGGGGTACTGTTCGCCAATGTGAAGCGGACCTACGACGAGTACCAGCAGGAGTCCTTGGAGTCCATCAAACGGAACCGGTCGTATGTGGACAAGGTGCTCTCGGATGCCCAGACCCACGACAACGACACCCGCAAGGTGGCTCTCCAGGCACTTCAGAACGCGGTGGAGACGGCCAACATGGTGGGCAAGCAGGCGGTACGGCACAGCGACATCGCCATCGACCACGAGTGGAACCTGGAACCGTCGCAAGGGGCGGCGGAGGGGGTTGTGTTGAGGGCCGTGACCATCGACGATGCCTCTCTGAAGGCAATCGGGGCGGTGGTGGCAGCGGCGGTGGCCCAGGCGCTGGCGGGCAACAAGGAGTAACAAGGCTTCCCCGGGTCTCATTGACACTCCACCGTGCTAGAGGCCAGGGAGAAAGGGTGGGCCTACCATCTTGCCATAGACGTGGTTGGCCCACACCACTCTTATGCGCACACTGCTATTAGCCCTTCTTATACCCTTGCCCACCCTTGCCCAACTGGTAGAGGTGACGGCCCAACCCCTCACCAGCCCCGAGCAGGTCAAGTACGTCCAACAGATGCTTGGGAAGCAGGCCACCAAGCTGATCACGGTGTGGGCGGTGGCCCTGGAGAACAGGTCCGCTGAACAGGTAATGGTCCAGCCGGGGGCGATCCGGGCCAGGATGATCCAGACCGTACCCTACCTACCCGAAGTCCTCCAGCCCATCATTGACCGGGCCGAGTCCACTACCCACTGGAACCGGGTGGGCCGAGTAGGGTTGGTGGTAGGGGGGATCGTGGCCACGGTCACTACCTCGGGCTTGGTGAGTGCCCCGCCCCAAGTAGCCGCTGGCGCAGCAGAAGGGGTCAAGATCCTGCCCTGGATTGTGGACCAGTTCCGGGGGGAGGAGATCCAGATTGCGGGCAACTTCACTAAGTTGAGTTGGCGAGAGGCCGCTAGCCTTGGGCCGGGGCAGGCCCAGACGGTGTTCCTGTTTACCAGCAAGCAACCGGACGGGGTGCAGATGCAAAGGTTCACCTTGGACTTGGGGAACGTGGCGAGGATGAAGGTGGCCCAGTGAACCTCAAGCTTGGTGTACGGCTCCTGGGCCTCCGCCCCGAGGCCGTAGTGGGCTTGCTGGTGGCCGACCGCGTGTACCAGGACCACGGGCACACGCTCACTATTACCTCAATCTGCGATTCCACACACGCCAGCGGGAGCCTGCATTACAAAGGGTGCGCCTTCGATTGCCGCACCGCTGCGGCGGGGATCATGCAGGAGGAGGCCGACAAACTCAAGGATACGTTGGCAATGGCCTTGGGGTCAGAGTGGGACGTGGTGCTGGAGGCCGATCATTTGCATTGTGAGTGGGACCCGAAGCAAGGGGCCTGAGGGAGGCTGAATATGCCGGTAGTAAACCTGATGGCGGTGATCCTGGTGGTGCTGGCGATAGTGGGGCTGTGCTGGTACTTGCTGAGTACCCTGTCGATTGACCCCAGGATCAAGAACATCGTCAACGTGTTGATCGTGTTGGGGCTGGTGTTGTGGCTCCTGTTGTGGCTCCTACCTAGACTGGCGGCACTGGCAGTATGACAGTCCAGGAGATGATTACGCAGGAGGCCCAACGGCAAGCCGTAGACCCCGCCCTTGCTCTCGCCCTCGCTCAAGTCGAGAGTAGCTTCAACCAGGGGGCACGGGGCACGGCAGGGGAGGTGGGGGTATTCCAATTGCTGCCCTCGACTGCCGCCTCCCTCAACGTGGACCCAACCGACTTGGCCAGCAACATCCGGGGCGGGGTAACGTACTTGCGCCAGATGCTCTCCATCTGCGGGCGGGAGGACTTGGCGCTGATGGCCTACAACTCCGGCCCCGACGCCTGCACACGGGGCAACATTCCCGATTCTTCCCGCACCTACGCCGCCACGGTATTGGGGGCCAAGGCCATGTTTGGGGGGCAACCCGGTCTACCTGCCACCTACCCCGGTACCCCGTTGCCACAGCCGGGCAGTCTGACGGCGGGGTTGGGGACGGGTTGGGTCACCGGGGCCTTGATCCTGGGTGGGGCCGTGGCGCTGGCGATGGCCCTAGACTGACCCCACCCTCAAGGGTCTTGACTACCAGGCAAGGGGTGTGCTAGGCTACCCTTATGCAGCGCCCAGCCTTCACGGATGTTCTCAAAAAGATCCCTCCCGGCCAAGTGGGGGCGGCCCGCGTTACCCACGATACCCCCTCCAGACGGGACAGACTGGACGGGGCCATCCATGGCCAACCCCTGTACCGGGACAAGTACGCCCGGCTGTTTGTGCGGAACGATCTGGTGATGACGGATGCGGAGTTTGAAAGGGAGACCAACTGGGAGGTACTGAGGAGGGCTAAGGGAGATTGCCTAGTGGCAGGGTTGGGGTTGGGACTGATCCTGGACCCTCTACTCAAACGGTGCAACACGGTGACGGTCGTGGAGAAGGAAGTGGACGTGATTACCCTCGTTGGCCCGGCCTTCTCCACCTGCGAGATATTCTGTGCCGACATCTGCCAGTGGAGGCCGATCAAGGGCCAAAAGTTCGACACCATCTACTTTGATATCTGGCCCCACTTCAACGAGGATACCGCTGAGGAAGCCGCCAAACTGCACCAGCGGTTCAGGAAGTACCTGCGCCTGGGCGGGTACATGGGGAGTTGGTGTCTTGCGGCGCAGCGGAAGAGGAGGGCAAGAAGGTGAAGTCCAACTCCCTGTGCTTGGCACAGATTCCCGAGTATAGGGCGCGTAAAAGTGGGTATACTGATCTACCCATTCGCTACCGTTGTTGTCAACGGAAGGCCGAGCACAAAGGTCCACACCGTTCCTGGAGTCGGCAATGGGGAGATGAGGACAAGGAGTCCCGCATCACCCATGGTATCAAAGTGGAGGTGGAGTGACCTCCCGCTCCCTCCTCATCCGGGCCATCGCCAAGTTGGTCCGCCAGCACCACTTGGACTACCCCTCCTTCGTGGATATCTGCAAGGAAGTCCGGCAGGAGGTGGGACTGAGCCGTCCACGCCCCTCCCGCCATCTCCCCAAGCTGCTCTCCGACGAAGCCCTCAAGCGGTTCTACAATCAGATGGACGAAGGCGGGGACCTCAAGCATCAGATCATGTTACGACTGCTGTACTACACGGGGGTGAGGGTTGGGGAATTTGTCAAGATCAAGTTGTCAGACTTGGACTTAGGGGCCAATAGGATATTTATTGAGCAGGGCAAGGGTGATAAGGACCGATACGTGCTCTTCAAGGATGGGTTCCGGCTGCTGCTGAAGGCATACATGGAGGCCCACCCGACCAAGGAGTACCTTTTCGAGAGCGCGTGGGGCAGGCCCTACACCACCCGGCGGGTGAGGCAGATCGTGGCCAAGTACGCCCTAGAGAATGGGTTTGAGGGGGTACACCCTCACCTGTTCAGGCACCAACTGATAACATGGCTGAAGAGAAATGGGATGGAGGATGCCCAGATACAACTGATTACTGGGCACGCCTCCCGCAAGAGCCTTGAAGTGTACACGCACCTTGCCCTGACGGATGTGGAGGGGGATTACCAGAAGGCGATGAGGGGAGTAGATTTATGAAATGCCCGGTGTGTGCGCGTGAAGGCAAAAAGAGCACGATACACATGGCCGGTATCATGCAAACGACAGACATACGAGTCCATAGTTTCTATGATGTAGAGGGTAAGTATCATTGCCACGATAGAAACACTTCTTTTGAGCAAGGCTGTTGCTCCAACAATCATCGGCTTTTCTTTACCCGGAAATATGGCTGTACTGTGGAAGGTTGCACCTTTGGCAATGGATCGGAAACTGTCGCGGAGTCGCGGAACAGAACATTGAACCATATTGAGGAGAAGCCCATTGCCAGTTGACGGCGAGCACTCAGACCTCCAGGCCCAGCAAGTCCTCATCAAGCTCTATAGTACCGGCATGGTCAGGACACGGGCTGACGCGGAAACCATGCGGGACGAGATCGCCGGCAAGGGGTGGACCGGGGAAAAGGACCTCCGTTGCCTGTACCGGGCCGTCCTCGCCTTGCTGGGAGACGAGCGGGCCATCCCTACCCTGCCAACAATCAAGGAGCGGGTGGTGGCTGAAGTGGCCCTGGAGGTCCTGCGGCGGGGCTACATTGGGGACTCCCCCTGCACCTGCCCCCGCCTCCAGGTCACCAGAAAGGCCAAGCCACGGTCGGACTGCCCTGTGCATGGCACGGGTGGGATTGGGTTAGTGGAGGTGGGAGGAGGGATACACTAATGGGCGGACCATTCCCAAAGATCCCGCAACCACTGCTTAGGAAGGACCTCAGATGCCCAAAGTGTGGTGAGGGGCTTGTTGCCGTATGCCACGAGTGGCCCGCCGGACTGTGGCAGTTGGTTAAGTTTGAGTACTTCCACAAAGCCCGCTCCTCAGGCCGGCGTAGGTGGCCCTGCATTGTCTGGTATAGTCGCAATGATGCCGAGAAGAGAGTCAAACTGGAGGAGGAGGTGTAATGGTTGAGGCGGGGATCTCGGACGGCATCGACAAGCATTGGATCGAGCACTGGCTGTACCACGAGCTGGATATTGAGGTGGGGGACGTGGCGGAGTTGACCCAGGCCGAGTTCCGGCGGGCACTCGAAACCTTGCGGGAGGAGTACGGCGTGTGTTAGAAGCTGCAATGAAACTGGAAGAAAAGCCGTTGCTGCATCTCTCATTTTGTCCGTGCGGTTACCCTGTATTGGACGATTCAATTCAGATTGGTACGGTCTACACCGTCGATAGCAACTCGGTGCGAGGCGGGTTTAGCTATACATGTGGGCGATGCCGCAGGCTTTTTGTGAACGTTGTTGTAGTCTCGGCAGAGCAGATCCTTCACCCGGAGCGTCCATTTGCACGGCTACCGCTCTGTCTTTTCGAGAGACGAGGAGGACTATGAGGTACCGTGCCATCCTTGTCCTGCCCCCCACCAGTAGCCCCGCCGCCAGTGGCCCTGAGAGGCCCAAGGCGCAACAGGTCTACGGGGGAAGTCTCCCAACCATCTGGGAGTGGGCGGAAAAGGCGCTGGAGGGCCGGGAAGGGGCAAGGGTGGAGGTTTATGAGACGGGGGAGACGCTGCGGGAGTCCCTCTGGTTGGAGGGTGGCACCCTCAAGCAGCTTGACCAGCCCCCGATTGGGCCTTGATGTAGTCGAATAGGTCTTCCAACGTGACCCCCAGCTCCGTGGCCAACTTCATGGCCGTGTTCATGGTGGGGGTCCTTTGACCACGCAGGAGCCGGGACACAAAGGAAGTGGTGAGGCCGGTAGCACGTGCCAGTCGGCCATACGTGGTACGTTGCAGGCGTTCGGCCACACGGTTGCCAGGGTCCAGGGTGGTAGAGGAAGAGCGTCCCATGCAGGCATCATAGCACGGTATTGCCTGATGGTCAACAACCTGGACGGGGGTGGCGGTTTGGGTCTTGACCCTTTGCGGATTCGGGAGTATGATTCTAGCGTGGCCTGACGGCCAAAAGGGAATTGGGCTAAGGGGGCGTTGAACGCCGCCCCCCACGCTGAGGACTAAAGGCGGAAGGGCCTAACACCCTCAGCATAACCCACCGGTCCAGAACTGTCAAGCCCTTACTTTTACAAGGGAGAGAAGTGTGGAAACTGCCTACCATGATAGACCTAGAGACAAACACCCAGATACAGACAAATCCTCCCGCGACCGATACAGCCCCAACTTGGCTGGTGCCATAAACTTGTTGACCGACGACCCAGTCTGGCAAGGGGTCCTGGCGTTCAACAGCTTCACCGGTGCCATCGCTTGCCACAAGCCGCCGCCGTGGAGGACCGGGGGTGGGCAGTGGGCCGACGAGGACGACCACCAGACGGCGGCCTGGCTCCAGGAGCACATGGTGCTGGTTTCCTCCCGAGTGGCCTCGGAAGCGGTTGGGGTGGTGGCTTCCCGGAACCCGTTCCACCCCGTCAAACTCTATCTGGAGCGCCTAGAATGGGACCACGTACCACGGCTGGATCTCTGGCTCACGGTTTACTTGGGGGTTGAGCACAATGAGTACACCTCCACCGTCGGGCAACTGTGGATGCGGTCGGCAGTCGCACGGGTGTATAAGCCTGGCTGCAAGGTGGACTACGTGTTGGTCCTGGAAGGCAAACAGGGCCTCGGTAAGAGTCAATCCCTCAAGATCCTGGCTGGCCACTGGTTCTCCGACGACCTCCAGGAGTTTGGCACCAAGGACACGGCCATGCACCTGCCGGGCCATTGGATCATCGAGCTGCCCGAGATTTCCAATTACACCAAGTACAAGGGGGACCGGCTCAAGGCGTTCCTAACCCGCCGCGTGGACTGCTACAAGCCCCCCTATGGGCGCCGGGTCCAGCAGTACCCAAGGCAGTGCGTATTTGCCGGCACGACAGACCGGGCGACTTGGCTATATGACGAGGAGGGTAACCGGCGGTATTGGCCCGTCCACTGTGAGCGGGCAGACTTCTGGGGGTTAGCCAAGGACCGTGAGCAACTCTGGGCCGAGGCGGTCCACCAGTATAAGTCTGAGTTACCACACTGGCCGGATAACTGGTTGATCCGTATGGCTGATGGGGAACAGAAGACACGGTTGGAGCAGGACTGCTGGGGGGAGTTGATTGACCAGTACTGCCTCAAGCACACGTCCGTGTCGGTTTCCGAGTTGCTGGCCGGCCCGCTAAGTAAGATGTTAGGTGAATGTACACAGGCCGACCAGAACCGGGTGGTCCGGCACTTGCGGATTAATGGTTGGGTCAGGAGGCAAGTTCGGCTAGGGGGCAGGAAGGCGGGACGGAAATGGGTCTACACTCAACCCACGGAACAACCCGAGGTGTCACCAGTATGAGTTGGAAGAGTGGTGACACATTGCACGGCAACCCCCCGTTTTGCCCCCAATTTGGGGATGTGTCACCACTCTACAATTCCGTTGCTGGTGCCATGGGTAGTCACAAGTTGCCTATAAACAATACTTTAGGGCGTGTCACCAGTGTCACCACTTACCCCCCCACAACCTTTTACGCGCGCGCGCGTGCGAAGATAGAATATCTACCGAAGGTAGTGACTGGTGACACACCCAAAACCACGCTCAAAAAAGGGAGGGACTCATGGGTGTCTCCATGAACCCGGAAACCTTCTCCCACCCCGGCCCGCCCGCCGAGGAAGGCTGGACCGAACGGCGTATCCGGTGGGTGCTGGGCAACCCAACCGCGCAGTGTTGGCAGTTTGAGAATCGGTACCTGATCTGGCGGATGCTCCAAGCCATGTACAGGAGGCAGACCGAGGATGAGCAGTCTGAAAACCAGACATTTTTCCTGAACGGGGTCGGGTTC